CATGATCTGTCTTCTTATAAATATAAGATACGAATTATAACAGTAAGAACCTACTAAATTCTTGACTATTTATCAATATGAAAGAAATAGATTCATCAAAATTATTTGATATCTTTACATTATCAGATGAAGAGGTATACGAAGAGCATAGCCAACAGGAGCAACTAAAGAATCCTTTTGTATTAATGGGCATGGTGCTAAGAGGATTAGAGAATTGGATAATGTTAGATCAAATGTACCGTCAAAAATACCCTAAGCAGTATTCCAGTGTACGTAATAAGATCCGTAACAAGTACAATGACAGATTAATCACATTACTTAATGATATCAATTGGGATAAGTATGAGACGATCTATAGTATAGGAGAGTCATATGAACGTATAGAAGTAGAGAATGGATTGAATCATTTAATAAAGTACTATGAAAAGTTGGAAGATTACGAGAAATGTGCTATATTGGTTAAGTACCTCTCTCTTCTATATATGGATAAAGTAGATGTGATAGGGCAGGTTAATGATATACTAAATGAAGTAGTCTAACCAAAGTCACTAACAAATACATAGTTTCCAGTATCAGCCGAAGGCTCTTACTAAACATGGATCCAGTGGCCGTAGGCAAACATATACTTAAGACCGATGGACAATAGTAAATATAAAAGACTCCCTTATGAAACTCTGGAGGAATGGATGGAAAGACTATCTTCTAAGAACTCTACCTGGTATAAAGCAAGACTTCGCCGTAAAAGGTATAAATGGTTTTACGACATTTGGCCTTATATACTAAAAAGATGGAGTAAGATATAAATCCCGCGGTGGAACTTGCGCGCGTTTGCGCGGCGGCTTCGCCGGTTTAATTTTTTTACCTATGCAATACACACCCTTAGTAAAACGCCACATTCGACAAGCACGGTTATACGCTAGTCATTCTCCTGTTATATCACCTAAGGTGGGATGTGTAATAACTATGGAGAGCGACGTGCTAACGTATGGGTGGAATGAGGATTTACGTCAATTACCCAACTATAAAGCTAGCGGTTCTTCGGGTAGAGCGATTCATGCAGAGGAATCTGCTATTCTTAAAGCTGTTAACAATCCACATATATCATTAGTGGGTACTACTCTATTTTCTACAAGAGCTCCTTGTTGGGTTTGTGCTAAGATGATTATGCAGGTTGGTATTAGTACTGTTGTGTGGGGATCTTCTCATAGTGATGATGGAGAGGGTATTAATTTATTACGGGCAGCAGGAGTAAAAGAGGTACAGATTAGAAATTTAGTTAATAATAATTAAAAATAACTGTTACTCTAGTTGCTAGTTACAATTATAATTCGTATCTTTAAGTATAAGATATAAAAATAAAGGTTATGATGAGTCCAGAAAGTTTTTACATTGCAAAACAGGAATATTTTAGGTTTGAAGAGATTATGAATACAAGAGAATACCTCACAAAAGAGGAGTATGATTTTTGTTTTTCATATGACAAAGATATTAGAGAGGATACTACTTTTGTAGGTTTTTCTGCTAATAAAGATTATTTAAACTTAAGATTATATAGTGAACATGATCACGAAAAACGTGGACATAAAGCGGAAAATAACTGTTACTTTAGTTGCTAGTTACAATTATAATTCGTATCTTTAAGTATAAGATATAAAAATAAAGGTTATGGCAAATTTAAACACATTTTCAATTACTACTCAAGTTCAATTCGACGAAACTCTTATGTGGGTTTCAGATCTATACAAAGATGTATATGGTTCTAGACCTAGAGGGTTTAACTTCCATACTTGGTCTTTCCGGGAGTTAACTGATTTCGTTAATGATTTATCTGAAGAGAATGATAGACAAGTACGGGATGAGAAAGCTTTTGAGCAGAAGGCTCTTAAAGACGTTATGTCTGTTGGTTGCCCTGATAAGAAGACTGCTGCTAGGTGGTTAGATCAGGCTGATGCATTTTATATGTATGGAGATGATAACTTCTATGTAGACCATATAGAAAAGTACGGTTGGGTATCTAAACAGTTTGAATTATGTTAAGATTAACCACAATTATATTTCTACTGTTTACAATCTGGGGTTGTGAGAAAGATTCAATATATCCAGATTTTAACCCTAATGCGGAGATGGTTTTTCCGGTAGAAGCAGATGCAAATGGATATTACCATGTACCTTTAAATTGGACAGGTGAATATTACCCCTACTTTAATCTTAAGGTAAATGCCGATAATACTCCAGAGTGGGCTCACTATAATGATATGAGTGTTGTTACAGGAGAATTCGATACGGATACATACTTTGTCCTTGGTGACTCCGTCGCTTTCACTATCCCTCTCTATAGTCCATACTTGGGCTTACAAACTTATGAAGGATTTCCTATACCTATAAGAGATACGATAGTTTATTTAGATCAATTTGCAGGGACAATAGTGCCGATAGTACAAAATGACACAAGAATATACTTTACAGAAGAGGGAGAAAGGTTAACTTCTACAAGAATAGTAGGACCTTTTCCACCGGAATTAATAGGAGATACTATATCAATATATATGAAAATAAAATGGGATATAGGAGATATATTAGAAAAAGACCATTATGTTGAAAAATTTATTGTAGAATAGTTGCTATTCCGAATTTTTTTTAATACCTTCGATATATAATAAGATTTTAATATATAATATATATAATTAATTTATAATTCATTTAATAACAATATAATATTTTAATTTAATAATAACAATATAATTAAGTAAATAATTCATAATAATAATAATTTAAAAAGGTTACCTATGTTAAATGCAGAACAGATACAATCCAATTGGGATAAACACATTAAAATTGTAAACCATTATATTACCGGTGAACGTAAACAAAAAGTACTCGATATGCTTAATGCTATGTCCGATATCTATTGTATGGCGCCTGCAAGCGGTAAAACTTGGTATCATAATGCTTTTGCAGGAGGATATGTTGATCATGTAAATAGAGTAGTACAATACACTGTTAAGCAATCTAATTTATATAAAGAAATGGGAGGTACTATTGACTATACTGATGAGCAGTTAGTTTTTGCAGCCTTATTTCATGACCTAGGTAAGCTGGGTGATGGTGAAAAACCAAACTATATACCCCAGACTGATAAATGGAGACAAGATAAACTTTCAGAAATGTATACGTATAACCCAGAATTAGATTTTATGCTTATACCAGACAGATCTTTATTCATTCTCCAGAAGTTCGGTATACAGGTAGACCAGAAAGAATTCTTAGGTATTAGATGTCATGATGGAGTATTTGATAAAGCTAACGAAGCTTACTTCTTTAGTAACGTAGAATCATCTAGACAAAAGACTGCTTTAATTTCAGTACTACATACAGGTGACTTCTTAGCATCTAAAGTAGAATACGACTTATGGAAGAAACAAGGAGGAGAATCTAAACCTAAAGTTACAACATCAAAATCAACTACAGGAAGACCAGTAAAAGCTTCTGAAGGGTTATCTAATTTAATTAAAAACATATAATATGAATACACTAACAATAATTTCCGGAGTTTTAGTTGCCTTTCTGTCCTTAAGTGCTTATATTATAAGAAACCTAATGTTGAAGGTGGAGAAGTACGAAGAGGTAACACAAGATCAAGTTTCTTATCTCCAAACTATATCCCAAGCCATTACAGAAGGAAAAAAGCACCTCGATGAAATTGACACTAAAGGAACATTTAAGTCAGACGATGAGGTCGGTTATTACTTCGAACAACTAAAAATAGTACAGTCTGAGTTAGACCGATATATGTTACCTAAAAATTATGGCAAGAAAGAAATCCAAGAATAACTACTTTACTTCAGAGACAGAAGATTATATAAAAAGATACAACACATCCACAGACGACATTTATAGAGCTAAGATCTTTACCGATCATATTTACTTACCATTCTATAAGCTAGCAGAAAATATAATACATACTTTTAAATTCTACTACACTGATGTAGAGAGAATAGAAGACTTAAAGCATGAAGTAGTGACTGTTTTATTAGAAGAGAAGATAATGAAGTTCGATCCAGATAATGGAGCTAAAGCATATTCATACTTCGGAACCATCGTTAAGAGGTGGTTAATTAATTACAACAATAAAAACTATAAGAAGCTTAAACAAATAGGATCTTTCAATGATATGGACGACTCTTATAACCCAGGCGAACCAACCACAGAGCACAGTAAACTTACCCTAGCTTCATTCTTAGATACATGGGTAGGAGAGATGTACGATGCTATAGATGATAACTTCCCTAAAGAAGTTGAAAAAAAGATAGCCGATGCAGTACTTACAATTTTTAAGACAAGAAACGATTTAGAGATATTTAAGAAAAAAGCTCTATACATTTATATAAGAGAGATGACAGATTGTGAAACTCCACATTTAACTAGAGTAATATCAAAGTTAAAAGAGTTGTTTTATAATAAGTACCAAAGGTATTACGATATAGGGTATTTTGATAATAGTTTTAAATAGGGATATTTATAAGAAACTAATTAAATTATGTCACTAGAAAAAGAAATATTTAACGGTAAGACCCTTGCTGATCTATTTTCTGAAATACATAGTAACTCAACTACTACCAGAACTCAAGTTAAAGGTCTAATAGGAGAATTAAAACCTCTTATAGAGAATATAGGAGACGCTACGTTAGTAGTACCTATGATTAAAGAGTACATGGACATCGGAGTTAAAAACGATGACGCCTTATTAAAGCTTGCTGCTATTATTCAACGAATAGAAGCTAACAGTATGAAAGGTGAAAGTGCAGACGCTATGTTTAGTCCTGAGGAGCTAGCACAATTGCTAGAAACAACTGAGGATATAATAGAAGAAGTAGAGAACGTTAAGGAAGAAAAAGAAGAATAAATGGCTTACGGAATTGGAGGGTTAGCGGATAAGTTACTACAACAACCAGATCTACAGGATACTGTTATTACAGCTATCCCTGCTAGAGTTGTAGATATAATACTAGACGATACCCACCCCGAATGGACTGATCAAGGAGAAATGGAAGCATTAGGAGCTATTAAGTTTAGACTCATAGGTGAAGATCAAAGTGAAGAAGATCCATTAGAGTTAGACACAGCTTTTCCTTTAAGCACTAACTTTAAAATATACCCATTACTTAACGAAATAGTAATGCTCTACACCCTACCGGACCTATTAAGAGACGGAGGAGATGAAAGAGCAACTAAAATATACTACACAACTCCACTAGCAATGTGGAATAATCCTGAAGCAAACCCATTCCCAGACGCCTCACAGAATCCAGGCGCAGCTGAATTAGGATATGAATTCGAAGAAAAATCAACCGTAGCACCCCTACAGCCTTTCCATGGTGATATTACTATAGAAGGTAGACAAGGGCAGACAATAAGGTTTACTGGAGTAGATCATAGTTTAGTAGAAGTACCGAATGATGATCAAAAGCCAATAACTATTATAAGTAACGGAAAAGAGGGAGCTACTCCTGATGCTCCGATAGTAGAAGTCATTGATGACGATCCTGCCTCTATATATTTAGTTGCAGATCATACAGTTCCTTTAACTCAAGCTCATGAAAAAAGAGATGCTTGGGACGGAGAACCTGATATGGCAGACACATACAAAGGAAGCCAGGTACTAATCAACTCAGGTAGATTATACTTTAATGCTAAAGAAGAAAGCATACTATTCTCTGCAACCGATGCAATTGGAGGTAACGCTAAACGTGTAAGCTTTGATGGAGACGATTACGTAGCAGTAGACGCTACTAAAGTATATTTAGGTACAGAAGCATTCGGAGAAAGAGAACCAGTACTATTAGGAGCTACTACTCAAGATTGGATGAGACAACTACTTGACGAACTAAAAAGACTCGGTACAGCACTAGCAGGAGTAGTACCTGCAGGATCATCTGCCGGAGGGTTAGCACAAATTAAATCACACGGAGCATCTATGTCATCTCCTTTATCCTCGATAAAGAAAGCAATTGATGATTTAGACTCCGAAAAAGTATTTACAGAATAGTATGCCATTTGAAAGAATAAAACCACCGAAACTCCACGCCGTAATAGGTACCCTAGTAGGGGTAGCAATTGGTGTGGTAATAGCTAAGGGAAACAAAGCAGTACTAGAATCTACCAACCAACTTAATAAAGGAGGTTGTCCTGATGAAAAAGGAGTAGCTAAACTAGCAGCTAAACAAGCCGCCCTAGGAGGCTTATCTTCTAACCTAGCCGCATCTTTAGGAGCATTTAAAGCAATACCACCAGCTATACTAGGACCTGTAGCAGCTCTAGAAATAGCAATAGAGATAATACTAATGATTCCACTACCTCAAGCTATTGGTATACCTCCAGGACCTGCCGGTGGACTTCTAATAGGACTACCAGTTAATACAACAACGAAGTTTGCTGATACTTTAAACATACTTAAAGAATTCGCTGCTGCAATGAAAATATCCGCCATAGCAATTCAATTATGCTTAAAAGGAGCTGATGCAGCTATAGGTGGAATTGGTGCTAGAGTAAAAGATTTAGATGCTCCAATAAAAGCATGTCAGATAGAAAATCAACTTAAGAAGTCTTTAACTAAAAAACAAGCGGGTATGCTTGGTATGTTAGATGCAGATGGAGAATATATTACTTCTACTTTAGGTCAAAAAGTACTAGCAAAAGGCAATACAGACTCAGCAAAGAAGCAAGTTGAAACTATACTTAAATCTAAAGGTATACTAACACCAGTTAAAGGATCTGCTGATTCAGTAGAGGACCTTAAAAGAAGACTTAACCTTCCTAAATCTGATTCAGATGCTATACAAATACCATCTGCAGTAAGAATATCTAAAGGAGTTGACGCAAATAAAATAGCTGTTATTAATAGAGATAGAGACCTAACATTAGATGAAACAGACTCTACGTTAGTTAACGCTAACGACGGTATAGTAGATAATGATTACGATATATACATTGTAGAATTAGATACATTCAAACAAGGAGGTTTGTCTGGTAGAGCTAAAGCGTTAGCAGAGTTAGATAATGCTCTAAGACAAATGAACGATAAACTATCTGTATCAACCGGTATAGATTCTGGACAAGGTGATGTAATAGAGGGATTAGGACTAACCACTGCAGAACTAACCGACTTAAAAGAAGGATTAGAATCATTGAGTAAAGGACTCCAAACAAAAACAGATAAACCTTCTGAAACAGACCCAGAATATTCATATAAAGGATATGAGTTAAGAATTGTTAAAGACCCTTTCTCCCCTCCATTAGCACCTAAAAACTTTGCAATTGCTACTATAGATGATATACAACAACTAAGAGGTCCATCATCATTTAGTTCTAACCTACAAGTTCTTTTAGATGAAATAAAATTAATGATTGATGACCAAATAGAAGAAAGAGCTAAAATACAAGCTGCAGAACAAGCAATGTTAGATGCTGCTGCTGCTGGTCCTTCTCCTAAGCGTCCATCTACACTTAAAGGTATACATAAAGCCGGAAAGGAACTAGGGATAGGTATGCCTGCAACAGGTATAATACGTCCACTAAATCCATCTAAAGCACTACCTTCTAAAGAACAGTTAGAGGGTTTAACCGGAGGTAGAAATCGTACACTTCCACCAGATCTACCACCAGGCGGAGGAGAATACGGAGGACCTAGAAGAGCAATACCTGTAGATCCTAGACAGACAAGAAACGAGTTAATACCTAAACCCACTAATATGGGTATGCCACCAAAAAGAGACTTACGATTTACCCAAAGACCAGGAGGTTTACCTCCAAAAGACATACGAAAACAAGAAATCACAACCGGTACTAAACGTAGCCCAGCAGTAAAGAAGGTAGAAAAAGAAAAACAAATTAGAGAACACAACGATAAAGCGGATAAAAGAGGTACCCGACCTGATTTATCTGAACAAAAAGACAGTAAAAGGGAAACAACACAAAAGAAGTTCAAACAACCCAAGTAAACTTTCATAAACTAACTATTTATATATAATGAAACTAGACCAATTAAGACAAATCATAAGAGAAGAGGTAAGATCAGCCGTTAAGGATGAACTAGCCGACGTTCTAACAGAAGCGGTTGCTATAGCTAGCAAACCACAACAGACTTATGCACCGGCTCCAGTTAAACAAAAAGATCTTTCGAGAACATGGTCAACTGGTAAAATGAATACAGCAACAGTTCCTTTAGAAGAGATGCTAAGTTCAACAGCCAACAGCATGACATCGGATGAATATAGAAACATCACAGGAGCAAGCGGACCATCTATGGGAGGTATTCCTAAAATGGCAACATCTATGGCTTCACAAATGGGTATGACAGAATCAACAGGTCCATTACCCGGACTTGATCTATCTAAACTACCTTTTGTAAATAAGGCAAAGCAAGTTTTAGACGCTGCATACAAAAAAGACAAACAAAAGTTAAGATAATAACATGGCATACGAAGCAAAAAGAATTAACCCATTAGATCTACAGCCTAGAAAAGCTGTTGGCTTGAACCTTCCGTTCAATTCTAAAGAGGTGTTCACTAGTAACTTCCAAACCAAAGACGCTATCAAGACTAACCTTATTAATTACTTCTTAACTAATAGAGGAGAAAGATACTTAAACCCGTTATTCGGCTCTACTATAAGAGAAATGCTATTTGAGAATATAAACTCAGATTCAATAGACAAAATAGAAGGAATAGTAAGAAATGCAATAGAAATATACTTTCCTAGAGTAGTAGTAAAGGAAGTAAACACAGTTCCTAACCACGATGAAAACTTAGTTCAGTTTTATCTAAGTTATGACATAAGAGACACAGGTACATCAGATGAGCTACTTATTAATATATCACAATAATGGCAGAAAGTAAAGACATAAAATATATAAACAGGGACTTTAACGACTTTAAACAGCAGTTAATGGAATTCGCTAAGTCGTATTTCCCTGATTCTTATAACGATTTCTCTCCTACTTCACCAGGAATGATGTTTATCGAACAAGCCTCGTATGTAGGTGATGTTTTATCTTTTTATCAAGATAACCAACTACAAGAAACCTTCTTACAACACGCTAAGAACCCCGCTAACCTATACTCTTTAGCTTACATGCTAGGGTATAAGCCAAAGGTAACAACAGTAGCAGAGACGCTATTAGAAGTAACACAAAACATAGATGCTACCGGAGCAGGTAACAAACCTAACTTTGACCAAGCAATTACAGTATCAGAGAATAGCACAGTAAAGAGTACCGCAAAAGGAAATACAGTATACCTATTACAGGATAAAGTAGACTTTAGCTTCTCCTCCTCTTACGACCCTACAGAGATTACTGTATCAACAATAGCAGACGGACAACCTTCAGAATTTCTTCTAAAGAAACACGTTAGGGCATTCTCCGGAGCTATTAATACAATAACACAAACATACACTACTTCTAATAAATTTGCTACTTTTGAAATAGGTGCAGATGAAATTATAGGTATATTAGATATAAAAGATTCCGACGGTAATGAATGGTACGAGGTACCTTTTCTAGGGCAAGATACGATTTTCGTTCAAGAACCCAATACATCTACTGACAAGCATCAGACTCCTAACTTAATGAAGTTGAAGAGTGTCCCTAGAAGATTCGTTACTCGATTTACCTCTAAAGGTGTAATGCAAGTACAATTCGGAGCAGGAGTATCATCGGAAGATAGTAGTGAGTTTTTACCAACTCCTTCTAAAGTCTCTATGAATACTGAACAAGGAATAAGAAGATTAGATTATGCATATGATCCTTCTAATTTTATGTTTACTAAGAGTTATGGACTAGCTCCTTCTAATACAACATTAACAGTTAGGTATTTAACTGGAGGAGGAATTAAATCAAATTCACCATCAAATACTATTACACAAATAGATGCTGTTTCAACTACAGCAACAGATAGCTCTAAGGTAGCTACTCTATCCTTTAACAACAACACACCTGCCATAGGAGGAAGAGATGGAGACACAGTTCAGGAGATAAGAGAAAACGCAACAAGAGCCTTCTCAGAACAGAAAAGAGCAGTAACTTTACAAGATTACACTATACGTACATTATCTATACCGCCTGAATACGGTTCAGTAGCTAAAGCATATGTTACTCAAGAAGCTTCTACAAGAAGTAATCGTTCAGTACTAGATGAGAATAGGTTAGCTTTAGCGTTATACGTTTTAGCTTATAATAACCAAGGGCACTTAATAAATGCTTCACCTAGACTAAAAGATAATATTAAAACATACCTCTCTCAATACATGCTATTAACAGATGCAGTCGATATAAAAGACGCTTTTGTAGTTAATATAGGAGTACAGTTCGAGGTAATAGCTTTACCTAATTACCAATCTAGGGATGTTTTACTAGAATGTAACAAAGCATTACAGGTGGCATTAGGAAAAGATCAATTAACTATCAACCAACCAATAAACCTGTCCTCACTGTATACAGTATTAGATAGAGTAAAAGGTGTGCAGACAGTTAAACATATTGAGATTACTAATAAGGCTAAAGGAAGATACTCAGAATACGGGTACGATATTCCAGGTGCGACTAGAAACAACGTAGTCTATCCTTCATTTGACCCTTGTTGTTTTGAGGTAAAGTACCCAAATCAAGATATAGTAGGTAGAGTAACAACATTATAAACCATGGCAGTATATAGAATATATCCAGAAAAAGATGCATCCATCGACAGTAAGCCAACAACCTCAGGGTTGTACGGTAACTCCGGTATGGACGAAATATTAGAAATTACTTCTTACCCTGATGATGATGGAATAGGTCGCTCAAGCCGGATACTTATACAGTTTCGAGACAAAGATATAGACTCAACTATTAACACTAAAGTATCCGGTGCCTATTCTGCTTCTTTACATATTCAACTTGCCAATGCTACTACATTACCTTATGTCTATAAATTAGAAACACATCCTGTTTCTCAATCTTGGATGCAAGGTACAGGAAAACTTGGGGATAAACCACTAAATAGATCAGGAGTATCTTGGTCAAGTAGAAGAGCATTAAGCGAAGATGCTTGGACAACCTCAGGAGCAGACTTTATATCAGGAAGTTATTCTGCAGACCAAATACACGATCATACTTCTAACCATGATATTAATTTTGACATTACAAGTTTAGTACAAGCGTACCACTCTAATGCATTAACTAACAATGGTTCTATAATAAAATTAGAAAGCAGTAAAGAATACGAAACAACATCATCAGTTAAACTAGCATACTTTGGAGTTGATACTAATACTATATACCCTCCATACTTAGAATTTAAATGGGACGATACATCTTATACTAGTTCTCTATCTGTATTGAGTACAGATATTGCTACGGTTAAAATAAAAAACTTAAAACAATCATACTCGGAAAAAGAAACAGCTAGGCTGAGATTATCAGCTAGACCTAAATACCCAGCTAGAGCTTTTACTACTAGTTCAGTTTATCTTACAGAGTATAAACTACCTCAAGAATCCTATTGGGCTATTAAAGATGAATTCAGTGAAGAAATGATAGTTGATTTTGATGAACAGTATACAAAAATTAGTGCAGATAATACTAGCAGCTATTTTAATATTGACATGGATCTATTACAGCCAGAGAGATTTTATAGACTACTAATCAAGACAACTCTTGATGGAAGTACATCTGTAATTGATAATAGGAACGTTTTTAAGGTAGGAAGAAATGGGTAATAACATTAGAATTAAAAAGACGGTATATAATAAAGAGGTTTACGACAAAGTTGTAGATCGAAATTTTAATGCCTTTAAGAGAAATGAAGAAGAACCTGTTGAAAAGACTATCGAGCAGTTCTTTAAAGATTACGAAGATTTATATTTAGAGATACCTATTGAAGGAGAAAGTTCTTCTCAAAGATACCTGTATGAAAAAAGTGGAGAGTTATTATCTATTGCTAATGACTACTTAGACATACAACCATTGTTAGATGAAATTGGAGAATTAAGAGTAGACTACCTTAAAGCACAAGAAGAGATAATAGAATTACGAATCGAGAACGCAACATTATCAGGAAAAGTTGAATAAATTAGAATACATAGTAAACAAAGTTGATGAGAAGATAATCGACGGTATACCATCCTATAAAGAAAAGGATGAAATACTGATTGGACCTTACTTAATCAATAATCTATATGATTCTTCAGAAGACTTTATAGATTTACACATATACAGTTTAGAAGGTAGGTTATTAAAATCAGCATTTAACTATACTGGAGCAACACAAACAGGGGACTCAGCAGGAGCCGGGCAGATAGGAGCACAATCCTTAAATATAAGCCCAGGTGATGATGCTGTTAAAAACGGCTTTAGAAATGGAGATGTCGTTCTCTCCTACAATTTCTTCAGCGACCTATACTCTAACTCTCTAGCACCAAAAGAATTCTTTATAGAAGAGATATCTGCGGATAGAACAGAATTAAGACTACTTACGCTAGAACTTAAAGACGATCAGATAATTAATATTACTGACGCACTTAGGGATTACTTAGAGAACAATTCTCACTTTTCTGACTTTAAATTAAGATTTAGCAAAGATGACAGAGTTACCGCTGTAGCGATAGATAACCAAGAATACAGAGGAGGTCAATCGGTACTAGTTAAACTTTACAAACCTCTACCTACTAAATTTGTTAAGAAAGATCTTCTTAATATACTAGAAAATACTAGTGACACAGTTAACTTTAAAGTTGCTACTAGGATAATAGAAGAGGAAAGAAAGTCAAAGTTTCTTAAAGGACCTAACTTCGATATAGACTCTCTTAAGAAAGCAGATAATCCAACAGAGTTCTTTAACTACGACGACTTATTTAGCTACCCAGTATCTAGTTCATACTATGAACTATACTCTCTATTCAATGAAAAAGGAGCACAAATAAGTATTAACCACGCAGACTACGGAGATTTCATTCACTTTGGTTCAGCAGAAGAAAGACTAAGGAACTTTAAATATAAAGTTGATTTATTAGATTCATATAATGATAGCATAAAAATCATTAGCGATACCTCTTATACCTCTACCGGTGTATCAGGTAGTACAGAGTATTATGAAGGACTAATAAAGGGGTTAGTAGATAATTTTGATCACTACGACAAGTACCTTTATTATGAAAGCGGTTCTTATTCTTGGCCAAAATCAGATAATAGACGTCCTTATATCAACCAAACTAGTAGTACAGCCGAATCAGCACAATGGTTCCAAAAACAATTAGTTTCAGCATCTAATTACGATTTAACTAACTACGACGTATTAACAAACACGATACCGACTTACCTTAGAGAAGACCAAGCCAACGAACCTCTACTTATGTTTACTCATATGTTGGGGCAACACTTTGATAATATTTGGATATACTTTAAAGCAGTATCTGATAAGTACGATACAGATAATAGATTGAACTTCGGTCTATCGAAAGATTTAGTTAGAGATGCTATTGAAACCCTAGGTATAAAAATATACCCAGCCAACAATAACCTATCAGATCTATTCAGCACTTTCACCGGAGCTAATTACGACTCAGGGAGTACAGGAGAAGTTATAAACCATTACATGCAGATTACTTCTGGTAGTGGATTAGAACATCTACAACCTATGCCTGTAGACAATTACCAGAAAGAAGTATACAAAAGAATATACCATAATATACCTTTCTTAACTAAAGCAAAAGGAACGAACAGAGGACTAAGAGCACTTATTAACTGTTTCGGTATACCTTCTGACATATTAAAAATAAAACAATTCGGCGGTACTCATATAGATAACCAAAAGAATTTAGCTCCTGAACAATCTGTAACAAGCTCTTTAGATAAAATTAGACTTGATAACACAGGTAGCTTAGTGACTGGAAGTACTTTGTCCCCATCTATATCTATCATTCAACCAGTAGATAAATACTCAGATGATTTACATACTGTAGAAGTAGGGTTTGACATATCAGACACTACGAACGAATGGATCTCTTCAAAGATTACAGGAAGCTTTGATATAGACAACTACTTAGGTGATCCAAGGGATAGAAACGAGTTTAGCTATTCCGGTCTAAGACAATTAGAAGAGACTATTTTTGCTGAACCTAATGAAGCAGTACAGAACTATTGGGAGAATGTAATTAAGGATTACAATAAAGCAGAATTTGATTGGAACGATGAATTAGTTCCATTTAGAAAACCAGCTGACTTTGTTAGATTGGTTAAGTTTTTTGATAATACCTTATTCAGATTAATAAAAGACTTTATACCTGCAAGGTCTAATACCAATACAGGTGTAATAATTAAGTCTCATATTCTTAATAGAAGTAAAGTTAAACAGGTAAGTGTATCTTACGAAAATAATATATATACAGGAAGCATATCTGTAGGTGAAATATCAGGTTCTGATGCCGGAGCATTTGGAGTAGCAAATAAATACCAATACACTACTAACTACTCAGCTTCAACCATAACACCTCTTGGGCTAATAGAAAGAAATATATCTCATGAAGAACCTAGATTTACTGGAGAGTTTAGCGGCTCTGTAGTTATAGCTTCTGACGGAGAAATGAATGCAAAGAATCCATTTAAGCATAGTTTACAGCCCTTTGCTAACTTTACATTAAGAGCATTTAACTTCTCATTACCTATTCCTCTAGCTTGTGATATAATATTAACAGTTACTAAAATGGGTGAAAATTTTACTTTCACAGCAGTAGGTAACGGTAAAGTATCAACTGAATACCCACAGTCTTCTAACCAAGTCGGGGAAATACAAGTCACTCATGACTTTGATTCATATAACTTCTTAGTAGGGAAAGCACACGTAACATACCCGTACCACTTCGAAGGATGGGGATTAACAAGTGCTTCAGCTGCACCCAGTATTTTTCAAACAGGTTCTGTGATGACTTTATATAGTAACACAAGACCAACAGAAGATAAATATTTTGCACATTTTAGTACAGACTTCGCAGAAAGAATCGTATATTATGTATCAACAAGGATAGAAGACGACGGACGAGTTATTACCGCCCTTGACGGAACTGTAAGCACAGGGTACTATGGAGATGCAGATGATATAGAATTATTATATCCAGATCAAATTGCACCGACAGGTTCATTCAATGTTACTGCTAACTGGTCAGACTATTCTCAATTTATACTTAAAGCAAATGATGCGTACGGCGGTACAGGAGATTGGGTAGGTTGGAAGAATGGAGATGGAGATATATTGTCGACCAATAAACAATTGTCTATATTTTCTGGATCATACGGAGGACATACTCAATTCTACGCAACATATAATAGATATTAACGATGACTGAACTAGAATTTCAAAATACTGACCCTACTAAATACAATGAAGGAAATTGCAACCTCCTTTATAGTAGTAGTATTAGTACTGGATCTTTTGCTTTACCAAGCAACTATCCAACAGGATCAACATCACCATCAGAATCAGGAGGAGTATACTACCTACCTGACGCCTTCTTTCCTCCTTATACTATTTTAGGATTAACAATCCCTAACAATAGCGAAAACGGAGTATCGGTTGAACAGACATTACAGAACGTTAAAGCTGTTAAATTTACATTTGCAGGAACAGTTATAAGCTTAGAAGTATTAGGAATATCAAAAAGATCTAATTACTTCTATTTACGAACTCAACCTCTAAAGACTAATACCTTTCCGGAAGGAAGAGACCAATCTAATATTCCTATCATAAGTGCATTAGAGTTTATATTTACACCTTTCTTAAAAGAGAAATTTAGTAATAGTGATTACAATGCTTTAATAGGAAACGCATCAATACAGAAAACAAGTACAGGAGCAGTTCAAGTAGACAGGTTAGTAGGTCAAGCAGCACCATCTAACTATCATGCTCTAGTATCAGGATCAGCTTCACCAGCAGCAGTACAATACAGTAACTATACTATCTCAGGATTATCAAATGCAAGATATGGTGGCTGTAAATTACAGAGCGGAAGCGTTGAAGGAGAAGACCCAGCAATGGGATATAGGTCTTTTAAGGGAGCTATAAACGAAAGAGATGCAGACAACGCAACGATACTAGCACAAACAGAAGGAAAAGACATATTCTTTTCAGTAGATAGAAAACCATCAGTATATTTTACAAGTGCTGATACATTTAACGATTATACAGGTAGCACCTTCCCTACACCGGCAACAGGGACTTTTAAAGGCTCTATTATGTACGAAGAAGAAGGAAATAGATTTATACGAATAGTAAATAAGAAAGTACATGCAATTGATAGGGGATCTATATTTCATACTAATGAATTAGGGCGAACTAAAAAGGAGACAACTTAAAACAATAAACAGCGATATTTATAATAAACACTAAATAAAAAATGGGATACTTAGACAATTCAATCGTAACAGTGGATGCGATTTTAACCAAAAAAGGAAGAGAGCTATTAGCTAGAGGAGATGGTTCTTTCAAAATCACTCAATTTGCATTAGCAGATGATGAGATTGATTACACCCTTTACAATCCAACACATCCCTCTGGTTCTGCATTATACGGAGAAGCAATAGAGAATATGCCCCTATTAGAGGCCTTTCCTGATGAAACTCAAGTAATGAAATACAAACTTACAACACTACCTAGAGGTACATCTAAACTTCCAGTATTGGATATTGGATTCTCTTCTATTAGTTTAAAACAAGGAGCTTCTCTAGCAATCACTCCTCAAACATTAAACTTCGGTGGAGCAACATCAACGTTTGAAGCTTCAGGATACACTGCTACTATAGCAGATATTAGAGTTTTAAATACCTTTGGAGGAGTAGGGATCAATACAGAAGAAGCAGAAGCACTTAACACAACTACAACAATTGGTACTAACGTATCTAAAGGTGTAATTGGAACTACAGTAAACTTAACTGCTACAACTGTAAACACTTTATTCGGATCAACTATTATTCTACAGACTACTTTAACAGTAATAGGTAGAGACTCCGGAGCAAGATTAACTATTCCTGTAACTATTACTAAATCTAATTAATTATGTCATTTAAAAGATTCGACCAAGAAGACGTAGTAGTAAGTGCAGAGTCCATATCAACTCCATGTTGGTCAGGGAACAAAACTACACTAAACTCTTTCTTTACCTCCTCAGTACAAGTAGGTGGTGCAACAGGAGATTTCTACTACAACATTTATCAAACAGGCTCAGGGCATCCTTCATCAAGAACCCAATTCTCTTTATCTTATGGTAACAAAGAAGGTAAAGGTAGTATACGATACAATCCAAACGTAACAGTTAAGTCACCAACATCAACAATATACGGTCAGTATAGAAGTTTAATACTTGGAGACGAAGAAAAAAACTTTGTTTTTGGAGGAGTTGCATCTGATTCATTCTATGCAATTTCAATAGATAGAGCTAGATACAAAGAAAAACTACTCCCAGGTACTTTAGACTTAGTTGTAGCTCACTCAGGGAGTAAATTATCTACAGGAGCAGGTTCTTCAATAACCTCTCGTACACTTACAGACAATAGTTTAGTTAGCAGTACAGTAACCTTTACCGACGCAGGAAGAGTATACGAACTAGTTTCTGGTTCATTAGGAAATGTACACACTAGTCTTAACGCTAACGGGTATACTTCTAATAATGGTTCATACGGTAAATTATTACCGGATTTAGGTATTGCATTAATAAATGTAGCAGCCTTAGATGCACCAATAGCTCAAGGAGGAGTTAACTTTAACTCAAATCAAACAGCAAATCAGTTGACCCACTCAGGAAGTGCAACAAATCTTAACAGAGGATTTGACCTTCTTAAAAGAGGTTCTAAATTTAGAATTCAATCAGAAGAAACTATCTCTTCAAACTTTATATTCGTAAGAGCTAGAAACTCTGAATTTAATTACTCAACAAATCCTTCATTAATTACTGGATCAGGAGAACTAAGGCACAACGTAATGGTTAATTCACCACAGTCATATATTACGACTGTAGGATTATACAACGACAATAATGACTTATTAGCTACAGCTAAACTATCTAGACCACTAATTAAAGATTTTACAAAAGAGGCGTTAGTACGAATTAAGTTAGACTATTAATGAATGAGCGCTTACAAAAAGTTAAACAGACAAGATGTATATGTATCTGACTACTCTGCTAAAAAGCAATGGGTAGCAAGTGGAAGTGCATTAGTCAATTATAAGATAGAGACCTTAAGAGGTTTCTCTGGATCCACACCCGGATACCCTTACCCATTAGATTATAGAAATAATCAATATGAAAAAATTGTATTTGATAGTATAAACAATATGTACTATGCAGATGGAATTGGTAACGGACTGACATCAGGATCTAGAAATCTAGCGTTGCAAACTAGTTTAACAATAAGTGGTGCAAGAGATATTAAATCAGAAGTAGGAGTATTATCTATTCCTAGGGATGTAGTAGGTACACATATAGAACCTCATACATTTGTATATGTACCACAAGTAGAAGCGGTAGATAATTACATAGTAGACGGCTACTCTCAAGATAGAATGTCTGGGGAAGATTTATATACAGAAAAAGTTGGCTACCAATACGGAGCTAACCCTATTGATACAGGAGACTATATAACAGATGAAAAAGGATACATAGACGAATCATCAGGTGAATATGTAGATTTAGATAAAGGACAGCAAAGAGTAGAGATAATTGACGATGGAAACGGTTCGTTAATTTATTCTGGATCCGACAGAAGCTATACACAACCAGCTAAGGTTATTGGTGATATTATATACAATCACGGCTTAGCTATAATAACAGATAAAGACGTTGCAAGATATCTAAGCACTTATTCTAGACATAAGTTGCGATGGAAATCAAATCAACCTATTTATACATATAATGTACATTGTAAGGTTAAAGATTCTGAACTGAATCATACCTACAACCAATCAGCATTAACAGGATCATTTGGTCAAAAAGCTGATAATATAAGTGGAAGTAACTTTACACCGTATATAACAACAGTCGGAATGTATAATGACTCTAATGAATTAATAGCAGTAGCTAAGACTAATCATCCAATTCAAAAGACTCAAAACACAGATATGACATTTGTAGTAAAAATAGATATATAAAATGGCTATAAAATTTAGAGCAAATAAAACACAAGCGTTAACATACGCAGAGATGGATACCAACTTAGGTAGCTATTTCTATTCAAGCTCGTTATCTGGCACTAACCTGTATTTACATTATACAGGAAGCCAAAACGTTCCAATCAATCAATCATCACATATTGTACCATTAACTGCAGGACAAGTTCAAGGACCTATCTACAGTGTACAGTATAATGAGAATGGAGGAGCGTCTGGATCATCAGCATTTATTCATAGTGGATCTAGTGTAGGGATTAATACCACAGTAGCAGATTTAACACATGCTTTAGAAGTTTCAGGAAGTATTAGAGCTTCAGGAGCCCTACTTTCTAATTCAGATGAAAGACTAAAGGAAAATATTTATGCTATAGATAATCCGTTAAATAAACTTAAACAAATACAAGGAGTATACTTTAATTGGATAGGCAAAGAAGATAGAGAAGTTGGATTTATAGCACAACAAGTACAAAAAGTACTTCCAGAAGTTGTCGTTGAAGATAAAAAATCTTATCTTTCCGTAGACTACAGTAAGGTTGTTCCTTTGCTAGTAGGTGCTATACAAGAGCAAAATGATCTTATTAAAGGCTTACAGTATAGAATAAACAAATTAGAAAAATAATGGGATTAATATTTAGAGCACAGAAAGGATCTGCACTAACTCATACAGAGCTAGATAATAACTTTAGAGAAGCATTTGTATCTGCATCAGTAGAAGGCACAGACTTATCATTGTTTACCTCAGCAGCTTTGAACAACGAGTATGTTCTACCTATGCCTGCTCCTAATGGATTCGATTACCATATACAGTTTAAAAAAGGTAACGAAATATCAGGTTCAGAAGTATCATTTTCTTCTTCAGCTGATTTCAAATACGATTTCAGAAACTCTCATTTAAAAAATACAGGTTCATTTACTAACTTAGGGGATGCTACAGTAGACGGTAACTTAGTTGTTACAGGAGTATTAACAGCACAAGAACTAAGAACAGAATTTAATAACGCATCAGTAGTATTTGACTCTGGCTCTACCAAGTTTGGAAACTCAGCAGATGATAAGCATAGCTTTACAGGAAGCCTAGTTGTAGTAGGAAGTATTACAGGATCAGATGCAACGATTGATACTTGGGGAAGTATATCAGGATCATTAGCATCTAATCTTACAACAACAATAGCATACTCTGCATCTATTGCCTCAGCCTTAGACACAGAAATTACAGCACTATCTAGCTCAGCAGCATCAGCACTTACAACAACAAGTGGATCTATATCTACAGACGTAACTGCTCTATCATCCTCTTTAGCACTTAGAATTAGCAATGGGGATACTGCAGTCAACAATAACGTTACAGCACTATCTAGCTCAGCATCAGATGAAAGAGATAGAAGAATTACTGCTCTTACAAATACAGTAACAGCCAACTACCTACTAAATACATCTGACACTTTAGTCGGGGACTTAACAGTAACAGGTACTATAAATGCACAAGAAATTAATACAACTTATATTTCTTCATCTATATTATATAATTCAGGCTCTAACATATTTGGAGATGCTAGCTCAGACATACATATATTTACAGGTAGTTTAGACATAACAGAGACTCTTACTGCTAAAGACTTAACTGCAAACAGAGCTTTATACATTCCTACTTACGGTAATGTTGAAACGAAATTCGCTGCAATTGATTCAACTCTTGCAGGACTATCAACCGATTACTCAGACCTAACAAGCATACCCTCAGGTATAATATCCAGCTCTGCATTTCACACACCATCTCAAGGAACTCTAGCAGTTACATATAACGGAGCACTCGTAGGCAATCAAACATTTGGACTAGGTATTTCTAATAGTCCAACGTTCGTTGACTTAACATTAAATGGATTTACATCTGTATCTTCATCCTTAGCAGCACTAACTGCTGGTACTATAACAATAGGAAACGATGTAAACAATAGAGTATTAACTGCTAATGGAAACAGTACATTAAATGGAGAAGGTAATTTAACATTTGACGGAACTAACTTAATAATAGGCGGATCTCAAATATCTGATTACACCTCAGCTAAAACAGATGTAACCGGACTTACAGGAGGTACTACTAACGGTACATTAATACAAGGAAAAGAACTAGGTCATTTAGTTTTAGGTATTAGAGGAAATGATACTGATGATACATTTAGTATTCTATCTGGAGATGGAGACTTCTATTCAAACAGTACATACGATAAATTAGCTTTTCAAGTAAAAGCAAACGGAACAACTATAATAGGAGGAGGAACAACCATAAACGGTAACTTAGTAGTAACCGGAGATGTTACAGCATATCACTCCTCAGATAAAAGATTAAAGGATAATATAACACCAATTCCTTGGGCAGTAGATAAAGTAAAAGCTCTTGGAGGATATAGTTTTGATTGGAATGATAAATCAGAACATGAAGGTCACGACATTGGGGTAATAGCTCAAGAGGTAGAAGAAGTTCTACCAGAATTAGTTGTGACTAGAGAAGACGGCTACAAAGCTGTTAGTTACGAAAAAATTGTCGCGTTATTAATTGAGGCGATCAAAGATCAACAGTTACAAATCGATGCGTTAAAATCTAACCAGCGCTAGACAAAAATCAAAAATATGGAAATGACATCACCGACTTGGATACACCAAGGGAGAATGGTCACAGATATTTCGGACATGCCAGAGGGTACGTTCGGGTTCATCTATGAAACAAAACACATTCCCTCAGGTATTAAATACATTGGAAAGAAAGTACTTTTCTTTGAACGTAATAAAAGATTAGGAAAAAGAGCATTAGAAGCATTAAGATTAGAAAGAAAAGAAAAAGGGATAGGAGGTAGAACTCCTGCTAAGCAAAAGATAATTACTGAATCCGATTGGAAAGATTATTACGGATCTCATAAGGACATATTAAAATTAGTTAAAGAAGGTGACGTAAGAGACTTTACTAGAACAATCCTACAATTTGTTCCTACAAAAAAGCTTCTTACTTATTTCGAGTGTAAACATCTGTTTATTAGAGAAGCACTAGAGACTCAAGACGTATATATTAATGATAACGTCTTAGGTAAATTTTATAGAAAAGATTTTAAATAGTGAATAACTTGCCTCCATAAAGTATTTTTCGTATATTTAATGTATAAATTTAAAAGATACACATCTATTGAAGACATTTATAATCACACTATTACAAAATAAACACTCAGTTGAATCAGCAGAAAGAGCAAGACAATCAGCAGTAGATGTAGGTTATAGAGAGTCAATTGAAACATTTGAAGCTATAACTCCTGACCTATGGGAAGAGATTCTACCCTATGACAATAACTTTGATAATTATGCAAGACCAGACAATGTTGGAGCATGCTTTGCTTCACACTATCTTCTCTGGCAAAAATGTATTGAGCTAGGAGAGCCTATTTTAATTTTAGAACATGATGCAATATTTGCAGATAACATACCAGATATAGATTTTGATATGTGTGTTAATTTCGGTAGACCCAGCTACATAAGACCGTATGAAATGACATATAAGGAGCCAATAGAAGGACTACAGTCAACCATACAGCATCATTTCTTAGGTCACCATGCTTATGCTATTAAACCACAAGCAGCTAAAATACTATGTAATGATGTTAAATATAGAGAGCTATGGCCAAACGATATATGGATGAATCTAGCTTCTTACCCTTGGTTACAGGAGTATATGCCTTATCCAATAGTAGCCGATACTTTATTCTCTACTATCCAAACATCTTTAGATGAAGCTAATCCCGTAATTAAAAAATTTGCTGAGGTTACTAAACCAAACAGTCCGGAACGAGCTTATGTAGAAAAATATTTCCCTCAAGCACTAACTCCTCAATCACAGAGACATATAGAAGCTGTACCAAGGAAAGAGAACTTTGTTGAAATAAGACCAGGATACCTGCAGGATGATATCTATACATGGATGCAAAAACCTATCGAGAATAATAAATACCTTATAGTAAGTTGGCGACTGTCCGGATCAGAATTTGGTAAAGAAGTATTAAGAGAGAATTTTCCTGAAGTAGTCTCTCAAGACCTCTGGGCAAAAACTCATATTACTTTAGGAGAAAATATTACTAAACCTTTCATCGAGAAAGCTAAAACTAAAGTATTTGTAATAATTACAGATCCTAGAGAAATAGCAATGAATTTAATATACTTCGATAACCGAATACATCTGCATGATGTAGATTATGAAAATGTATTCTTTGATACTTTTAAATCTGTTAAGTTTTTAAACGAAATAGCTCAAAAACAATTAAACTTAATCAGCCACTACAGAGAGGTCTTTGGAGACAATTGTGCCGTATTAAGATACGAAGATGCAGTACATAATCAACAAGCTTTTTTAGAACACGCTTCTAATGTACTAGGAGTTGCCCCTTTAGGTATTGACGATGCTAGAAAGTATAAACGTTCAATATATAAGAATGTAGGAGATTTCGCACAATTTTTCGATAAAGAAATATTAGATAAACATTCTGAAGACTACCAATGGTTCTACGATGAATACGGGTATGGAGAAGGACTACAAGAACTTAAATACAACTGGCACAGTGGGACTTCTTCTTATTTCGAAGCAACAGACAACTATAAAGATATGTTAAAACGAAACGGTGTGAGACTAATTAATGACTGCTGCTTTACCTATCCAGATAAGGGGCTGTATAATAGAACAAAAAATATAAATGGCTTCTAAAAAAAATGTTATAGTAGTCTCTGCTAGAAGAAGCGGAACACATTTACTTACAGATTTAGTAGTAAATAATTTCGGGTACGAAAGCATCAACTACAACTATATTGACTACACTGGGTTTACTCCTGAAGAGTTTAGTGAGTTTGAAACAGCTATGAACGAGGGTAGTTACTCTTATAAACAGCCTTACGTCAATCATCCAAAGGTTACTTGGACTCATGCACATGACTATAAAGATTATTTAAAATATAAACACAGCAAAGAAACTAACACCCAACTTGATAGATTCTTCTCAGAATCTAAAATTATTATTATCTATAGAGATATTAGAGACATAATAAATTCATGCTACCATAGACCAAGATATAAAGACAATTACAGCTCCTTCACAGACTTCTACGATAACTACGATATGGATGGTTATGAATTAATTGACCAACAATATGACAACTTATCTGAACTATTAATACAGTACTATAAGAATTGGTTCTCTGTATATATGAGCAAAGAGCTTTTAGGTCTCGATATAGAGTTAATATCTTTTAAAGAAGTAATTAATGAATATGAAGCATCAGTATATAAGATTGGAAAATTTTTAGAGCAGCCAATAAATACTAGCTTACCAGTCGTAGATGTTAGATTAAAATCTATTTCTGAGAAAAGCAAAGATATTATTTATACAGATAATGACTTTAGAAAAGGAAAGGTAGGAGATTGGGTAGATACTCTAGGTGTTAGATTAGGTAGTGAATTAGAAGAAGAGCAGAATATTGAAATAAATAAAGGCATAGATTGCTTCCTAAACGATATAAAAATTCATAAGTATCATACACCAGAAAGAAATAGATTTGAACTAGGATATAAAGATTGGTCTTCTATAGAAAAAGAGATTGATGAAGAACTAAAACAGTATGATAGTAGATATAAACTTGATAAAAGCTATCAGTCCATTATAGAAAATAGATATACGAATGCAATTGAAACAGCAACTGATTTTAGATATACCCACAAAGTATTCTATTTTGAAGATAACTTATTAAAATTTATATATCCATGCAAAGCAAGTTTAGATAAGAACATATTTAAACATACAGTACCTGTGGCTTCTAAAGAGCTCCTATTAACAATTTATAAAACAGATAAATTTCTATACGAAAATGGAATAACTCCAAAACTCTTCCATGCTGGTGTATATAAAGGAGTCTTATATGCTATACAAGAAAAATATCCAATGGGTGATGTAATCTCTGAAAAATATAAATTTCACCCTATATGGGGAGATTGGAAATGGGTTGTAGATTTAGATTTATATGTAAAGCTACTAAGACATTTTACCGTAGCATTTAAAAACAACATACTATTAACTGATATATTTAACGTATATAATTGTGCAATCGACAATGATGGAAATGTAAAGTACTTTGACCTTGACGGAATCAAACAATACACCACACATAAAGAAATGATCAACTCAGAAGAGTTTACTAATGTAATGGGCACATTAAAGGAAATAGACAATTACCACATTAAAAAATTCAACTATAGTTTATTAAAAGAATTAATAGTAATATGAAACTAACTAAAAATACACTTGGGAGTAAGATAAAAGAGGTTAAATTTAATCTTCAAAACTTTGGAGCAGATACTATTTACGTAATACATGACATTAAAAAACCTCAACGCCGTATAGATTTTGAACATGCCTGGAGCCACTTCTCTGGTTTTAAATACGAATATATAGATGCAGTTACACCAGATCACTTCAACCTTAAAGAGCTTATTGAGAATGAAAGCGTAGGAGAATTTTCTCTCGGAAAAGAGTTTTATGACTCAGTAGATTTATGTTTAACTAAAAATATACTTGCTATAGCTTTTTCTCACCTTAGAGCTTATCGAGCATGCAATACGTTAGAAAAAGGAGATAGGTTTCTTATATTAGAAGATGATGCAAGACCAACCGTAGGGCTAATGAACAGTATATATACAGGAGAATATAAAAAATTTATAGACGGAATTAAAAAGAGAACATTTGATTGGATATTCATAGGCACTGCTAATAGTATAATAAAAGGACAAGACTATAATAAGTTTTTAAAAAGACCGGAGAACTTTACAGGGTTAGCAGCACATGCTGTATTATATACTAGAGATTCAATAAATAGGTTAGTAGATAACCATAGCACAGTAAAGATGGCTGCAGATTTTTTACTTCACCATTTAAACAGTAACACAACGTTTCCTAATGTGTATTCCCCATATGTATCTTGGATTAGTCAAGTACATACTCAACTAGAGAATAATATATTAGATCCAAATAATCCCGACTATGAATACTCAACCGGGTCTCAAGTTAATCCCCTAGTTGATAAAGTATTAGAAGGTCATCCGCATTTAGCAAAAGAATTAGTTCCTTATATACATCTAGATTATTTTGAAAAAAAGAACCACGTAGGACCCTTAATAAAAATTAAATGGATAACACCAGTAAATAAGCTCCTGCAATAAATTGAGCTATTTATATGAAAGATAATAAAATGAAATTAACAAGCATAATTCTATATGAAGGTATAGAATACGATCCAGCATTCAACAAACTAGTTGATGCTATCAAAGATGCTGGAGGTATATATAAAGGTTCAGGCGATTACGGATCGGTTTACTTTTTAAAAGGTAAGGCTGTTAAAGTAACAACAGATGGAGACGAATTAGATCATGCTGAAATAATTAAAGGTAAAAAGACAAATAATTTTGTACATATATTTGATGTTATAAGACATGACGACCGTTTAGGAGTAATAACAATGGAGATACTTTCAGAGCTAGATAACCCAGAAGCAGAGATAACAGAAGAATTTATCACAGCCCTAGAAGCAGAAGCTAATAGACTAGGAATACCAGCAGATGAATTAGACCTTACTCATGATGGTAACTTTATGAAGCATCCAAAATCTGGCAAGCTAAAACATATTGACGTATAGTAGGTTTATAACTTTATTGTTCTTATATTATAAGATAATAGTTACGGACAATATATGGATTATACATTTTTACTAGGGACCCTAGAGAATATACTAGGCAAGAGTCACAAGAGAGCCCGAGGCAATCATGCATTTAATTGCCCTTTCTGTAATCATAGAAAGCCTAAATTAGAGATAAACATGTCTACTAATGAAGAAGGAAAGAACTTCTGGGAGTGCTGGGTATGTCAAACTAGAGGTACTACAATACGGTCTCTTTTATTTCAATTAAAAACACCAACAGATCAAGCATCGGAAGTAATGAAATACCTACCGAAAGGATCTAGTTATAATTATACACCCACAGAATCAGTACAACTACCAAAAGAGTTCCAGTTATTATATGAAGCTACAACTACATCAATAACAGCAAACAAAATAAGAAAGTACTTATATGAAAGAGGACTTACCGACAATGATTTTATTAAATATGGTATTGGATACTGTACAAGTGGAGACTATGGAGGACGAATTATTGTCCCAAGTTATAATGCATCCAACCAACTCAATTTTTTTGTTGCAAGAAGTCATGATGGAAACTACTTTAAATATAAAAACCCTGAAGCTTCGAAAGATATAATATTCTTTGAAAACCTCATTAACTGGAAGCAGCCCGTAGTACTATGTGAAGGAGTGTTTGATGCAATGGCAATAAGAAGAAATGCTATACCCATATTAGGAAAAGCAATAAGTGATGAATTACAGAAGAAACTATTAAAGAGCTCAGTAAAAGACATATACATTGCATTAGATAGTGATGCAGTTAAGAAAGCTATTGAATATACAGAAAAGTTTATTAATTTAGGTAAACGGGTCTACCTAGTCAACCTTAAAGAGAAAGATCCTAGTGAGATGGGTTTCAATGCATTCACTCACTTAATACAGACAGCAGAAGAGGTAACACTAAATACTCTGATGCGTTACAAACTAGAATCAATATGATTAGACAAGGTACCAACATTCTCAAAGAGAATGCAAAGAAAAGATTAGATTTTAATCCGGAACTAAAGCAGATTAATTTCTTAGATAGAAGAGTTTACAAGAGAGGCGAAGGAGTGTTTTACCCGTCCGTAACAACCATACTCCAGTATATGCCCAAGAATAAGTTTTTTGACAATTGGTTAAAAGATGTTGGGCATAACGCCGATCTTATTATGAGAAAAGCAGGTAAAGAAGGTACACAGGTTCATGAAGCAGCAGAAAGATTAGTATTAGGAGAAGAAATATCATGGATGGATGACTACGGAAATGCTAAATACTCTCAATTAGTATGGTCGATGATATTAAAATTCGCAGACTTTTGGAAAACTCATAAGCCTGAACTAATCTCTACAGAACAATTTATATGGTCAGATGAACATAAGTATGCTGGGACAGCAGATCTTGTAGTAAAGATGGACGGTGAAGTTTGGTTATTAGACCTAAAGACTTCTAATAATCTACATAGGTCATATGATTTACAATTAGCAGCTTATGCTAAAGGTATGGAAGAAGTTAGAGGGCAGAAAATTGAACGTACAGGTATAATCTGGTTAAAAGCTCAGTCTAGAGGCCCGTCTAAACAAAAAGGAGTGTACCAAGGTAAAGGATGGAAGATTAAAACTATTGATAAGATAGAAGAAAACTTTGAATTGTTCCAAACTATATATAAATTATACAAGTTAGATCACCCTACAACAGAGCCGTTATACCACTCATATCCTACTACTATCAAAATATAAAGGTGTAAATTAGGATTTGATGAGGATTTTTCGTATATTTATATATAAAGCAAATATATGAAGTTACAATTTAGATTATTAGCAGTAGTAGCAGTATTAACGTTATTGACTGGATGCGGTTCATTTAAAGTATCTACATTAAACTATGACCCAATCTATGATGGAAAAGGAAATGAAATAAAAGTTAATGTTGTTAGTAATGAGTTCGAATTAGAAAGATTATTCAGAAACGACTTTAACTTTAGATACAACTTCGGACAGTACGCTAAAATACAACCTTATGGTTCATTTATAAACAATAGGTATTTTAGGAACTTTAGAAGAGCAAATGGTTATCCGCTCTATGCATCATTCGGGAACCAAGACCAGTTCTGGGATGCTTGGATATGGGACTACCCTTTTTATAATAATAGTTCATTCGGTATGGGCTGGTCTTATAGTTGGAATAACAGAAGATGGTCATCTAACCAATGGGGCAATCCTTATGGTTGGAATAACTATTATGGATGGGGCAACGGATATAACCACTACAACAATTGGGATAACCGAGCTAATTATAATAATAGAAGGAACATTTCTTATATTAATGGAAGAAGAGGTTCTACTGTATCTACCGGCACCGTAGGAAGTACCGTAGTTAATATAAGACCAAGAATAGAAAGTAGCATAGATAAAGCTACTAGACAACTTAGAGATAAGAATATAAAAGTAAGAGTAATAAATAACCCGAATAATAATGATCAAACTATCAGACTTAATACTAGAAGCAACACCAGGTCGTCCGAAAGCGGTAATAATGGCGGGAGGAGCAGGATCAGGCAAAACATACCTCCTACAACAGTTATCCCTAGACAGTCTAGAACAATTCAACCCCGACAAGTACATAGAGGACCCAGCACATCAGTACCACAACAACCTAGGAGCAGCAGCCAAACAAACAACAAAAGACGTACAAGCAGCAGCCGTAAACAAAACTAGCTTTGTTTGGGATACTACAGCATCAGGAGTTGGATTTGATAAGACACTAGTACAGCTACTAGAAGCTAAGTTCGACATTTACATGGTGATGGTGTATTCTCATCCAATGATATCTTACATAAGTAATTTTGCAAGAGGAAGAAATGTACCAAGAACTGCAGTATTCTCTACTTGGAGAAACGCTTACCAGAAGATAGGAGAGTTTAATCAAAAACTTAATGGGCAGATGTCTATATTTGTTAACGACTTTGGCGGTAAGTATGATGAACCAATTGAAGCATTTAATGCAGCAGCAAAGAAAGGTACTTCCGGAATTAAAGAATACTTAAATAAATATAACCAAGAAAACGGTATAGGAGGATCATCCTTTTTTAAACCAGTAGTAATGGATAAAACAACAGAAGAGGAATTTATTAAACACGTTGGCAGTGTACAGTGGGATAAAGAGAATCGTTCAGAAGACAAAGCCATTAAAACTACATTCCTAAAGTTTTACGAAAAGAACGGAGTAGGTCCAGGAGCAGACAAATTAGAAGCCGCAGTTACTAAATATAGAGACGGAAAAGTTAAACAAGACGCTAAAGATGCAGAAATATTAGATAATATTGCTGAAATGATTTACAGTCCTCTTTTTCAAGAAAAACTACAACATTCTACTCCTCAGGAGATAGATTCTAAATTACAATCTTTCTTAGCATGATAGCATTATATCCCGGAGCTTTTAAACCACCTCATAGAGGACACTTTAACGTCGTTAAGTCTTTACTTGATGGATCTTATAGTGGAGCAATATACGACAAAGATAACTATAAAGAAAAAGGTACAGACATACTTGGTGGCTCTGATGGTGAAAAACCTGAGATTGATAAGGTTATTGTATTTGTAGGAGGAGGGGAGAGAAACGGTATAACAAAGGATGAGGCGATGTCTATATGGAAAATATATGGACAGAAATTAGGTAATGTAGAGATACTAGACGGAGAGAAGAATCCAATGTTTGCAGCAAAAGATTATGCACAAGCTAACCCGGATACTGCCTTCGCAGCAATTACCGGAATAAGAGGAGATGCAGACTTCGTAGACTTACGAAGAATTACTACATTTAAAAATGCTCCTAATGTTAAAGGATTAGCATTTGCAGCAGCACCAGACAGTAAAGTAAGAGCAACTGACTTTAGAAAAAGTATTTTAGATGGTAATTTAGATCAAATTATAGACTTTTTTCCTAAAGAATTAGGAAGAGAGGAAATATTAGACATACTTACAGGATTAAAAGATAAAATTGTAGCAGAAGTAATAGCTAGTAACATAGGAGGATACTTAACAGAATGGTTTGCCAAAGAAGAAATAGAAAGACCAGAAGGGATTCCACCAGAAACTACAAAAGAAAATAGACCAAGCTATACAGAACATATTGGCTCTATTATTGAGTATATGCTTGATACTGGTATGAATATACAACCTTTACCGGAAATTAAAGTTAGAGAGGATGAAGAGAATGCTAAAAAATTCTTCGGTAAGACTGCTTATTACGACCCTAACAGTAAAGAAATTGTACTTTATGCTACGGGAAGACATCCTAAAGATATATGTAGATCCTTTGCTCATGAAATGGTTCACCATATTCAGAACATAGAAGGAAGGCTACATAATGTTCAAACACAAGATACTACTAGTGATTCTGCTTTAATGGATTTAGAAAAAGAAGCTTATACAGTAGGTAACATTACATTCAGAAATTGGGAAGACGATCTTAAAAAACGTCATAATACAAAAGACGAAAAAAAAAAGGTAATGGCAGAAGGGAAGTACGACAAGATAGCTAATACTCTTTCAGCCGTAGCATTTGAGACGTATAAAAAAGCATATGATGCAGGCAAAAAAGAAATTAACATAACCTTTAGAGTAGGTAATCCAGAACACGATGAGGTAGATATCCCATCTTTACAGTTCGAATTTGACTTAGAAATATACGGAGAATTCACAGAAGACACTTATAAGGTAGATGGAGGAGCAAATGCTGGATTTGATAACGAAGGAGATGAGATACAACCTATGATTAGTTTGAAGTTTCAAATTCCTACAAAACCTGATTGGCAAGAAATATCTTTTGACTTAAAAGACGTAGTAAGACATGAATTAGAACACTTAACTCAAGACGGTGAAAATACTAGACCCGGTAAGTACATAGAAGATGATGCAATAGTGAGAGGCTTAATTGATATGGGTATGATGGATAAAGACGACTATTACCAACTACCTAAAGAAGTAGATGCTATGATACAAGGAATGTACTTCAAAGCTAAAAAATCTAAAACTCCTTTTACTGATGTAGTTGAAGATTACTTTAATAAAGCAGAGGTAGAGTTGGAAAATAGAAAGAAAATTCGTATCTTATGGAATAAACGCCTACCTAAATTAGGCATAAAACAAAGGTTATAATGAGCAAAGTAAAATTAGTAGAACTTCTAAGTGAAGAAGAAAAGAAAGACATCTCACAGTATAAGATTTATTGTGATATGGATGGAGTATTAACAGACTTCGAAGAACGGTTTGACCACTTTACTGGTATGCACCCACAAGAATATGAAAAAAAATACGGTACTCCTGCTTTTTGGAAATTAATAGACGTAAAAATAGGATTAAGATTTTGGGCGGATATGAATTGGATGCCAGAAGGACAAAAACTCTGGAGTTTTATATCTAAATATAACCCTGATTTACTTACATCTCCATCTAGAGATAATACATCTAGATTAGGGAAAAATACTTGGGTCAAGAATAATATAGCATCCAGCCCTAAAGTAATATTTGCGTACTCTAAGTCAAAGCAGAAGTATGCAAATGAAAATAGTATATTAATAGACGATAAGCCTTCCAATATAGAGGAATGGACTGCATCTGGTGGAATAGCAATTAGATGTAAAAATGGCAACGTCACTGATGTAATAAGAAAATTAAAAGAACTTGGTTATGAGTAAAGAAACTTTACTAAAAAAAGAATTTAAAGAAGCCGATGTACAGAGAGTAAGGAATTTAGTTAATAAAGACTTTACAGGCAAGACTAAGGATCAAGTAGGATATAAAAAAATATCGCTAAGACATAAAGAAGGAGATATCTGGGAAGAATCAGGTAAGAAGTGGACTATAATAAACGGCCTAAAGCAGAATATTACTAAATTCGATGGGATAAAAGAATTAGCTAAATTTCCAATTGCATGCCCTAAATGCAAAATGGCTATGAAAAAGCGTTTAGATAAAAAAATGTACTATATTCATGGCTTTTGTTTTGATTGTACTATAGATTATGAAGCAGGATTAAAAACAGTTGGCCTATATGATGCGTATGAAAAGAAAATGCTATCAGGAAACATATCTACATTTATTGTAGACATGGAAGCATGGGTATTAGAGTCTTTAGAGAACGATTCTTCTTTTGTAACCGAACATGGTGATCAAGAGGGATGGAATAAATTATCTAAAAGCTATAAGGATAAGATTAAAGATGATCTTAAAGAATATGTTAAAATTTTAAAAACTCATATAGAAGAGTAATTTTCGTTATATTTATACTTAGCTAATAGTACCAACTATAATTAAATATTAAAGATGACTCAAAAAGAATTACTTTCGAATGTTCTCAATGAAATTAAGCATATTAAAACAAATATGCCTAATGGTGAATTAAAGCAACTAATGAAAGACGTAGAGAGCATGAAAGATAGTATGTCAGACCTTAAGTATACACTTCTTAACCCAGATGATGGAGTTGTAGTTAATACTAATAAGAACACAGAGTTCAGACACGAAATGCAAGGAAACAGTAAAGAATACCAAAAGAAAATGTTAGACGTCCAAGAACTTAAGTCTTGGAGAGCAGGAGTTAATAAAGCACTTTGGATAATTTTTGGTATACTTGCAGGAGTAATAATCAGAATGTTGATGATGCACAAAGGTATTGGATAGATGAAAAAACAACTTATAGTAGAAATAATAAAAGAAGCAGTAAAAGAGGCAATGAAAAAACGCCTTAAAAAAGAAGGTGTACCTAGTAAAATAGAATGCCAAAATTGCTCTTGGAGTTGGGAAAAGAAAGACGGAGGTAAAGATCCACGTACCTGTCATAAGTGCGGACATACAAACACATTACAAGCTCTTGAAGGAGTGCACGACCCAGTTAAACCAGGTATTCTAAAAAACAGATTAGGAGAATTATCTTGTACGAAAGTACGAAAAGCTAAAGCAGGAACTAAAGATAAAGGTTCACATTTTGCGAAAGCTTGCCAAAGGTATTTAAACTACCACTGTCAATAGTTAATATTTGGGATTAAAAACCTATTTATATAAAAGCGTAAACTCGATTTTACCACGAAATAATAGTAATATGACATACGAAGAAATACAAACACGGTTAACTAAGTGTCAAACAGCACTTGAAACCCTTAATAATGTCCATGCAGGAGGTAGTATACCAGCAGCTCAAGCAGCAACTATTCAGCAACTACATACATTAGAAGAAAGCCTAAAGAATAAACTTACCATAATTAAAGAAGAAGAATCCGGAACCATCTTTACCGATGACGAAGGAGAAGCTTTGCAACTATCCAAAAAAGGAGCGAATGTTAAGTTAACAAAAGAAAACGATCGTCTTATAAAGAACAAAGGAATAGAGTTTGATCTTGCAGGTACTAAACTAATTGCCAAGCTTACAGGTAAAGCAGTTATTATTGCTTTAAAGAAAGCAGGTGATGCAATACAAAGTATAAAAGCAGTAGAAATAGAAGCTATGTCTTTCGATGTAGATGTAGATTATAAAGACAATAATCATGGAGACGTATTTTCTTTCCATATACAAAATAATAAATTAGTATTAGCTGATTTTTCGTTTACTAAGCCTCTAGTTGAAGTAGGAGTTAAACCTTCTGGGGAACCAATAGTTAACGTAGACGTTTTAGCTAATGAATTACTTAAACACTTCCAATCATTAACAGAACAAGAAGAAGGCTTAAATGAAGCAGATAATTATTACATTGAAGTTTCAGTTCGTACAGCAAAAGTAGCTCTAGAAGTTCTATATGATTCATTTAGAAATCAATTTGAAACTGACGGCAGCAACTATTATATATTTAAAGATGAAGAAACTGCAATAGGAGCACAAGAAGCATTAGAATTTGCAAAGGTAGAGATTGAAGACCATAATTTAGAAGAAGGAGAAAGATTACGAGAAGGAGAAGGAGGTAAAAACCACTACATAAAAGTAAAATCACGTGATTATAGGAAGGCTATGGCTATCTTAGATCAAAATGTTGATCCAACTTACGTTAAAATGGATGTAGTAGATGACGATGGAGCTGGGAATACAATCATATACTTTATTTTTAAGCATCAAGCAGGCTTCGACGACATGTACGATGACTCAGAAAATAAAGACTCAGAATTTTACCAAGAAACAGAAGAAGATCCAGAAGCATTTTTATATGATGTAGTTATGGACTTAAGAGCAAACGATATTGAATTAGCAGATCAGTCAGTAGAAGTGGATGAAGCAGCAGATAATAGCGACTGGGCTATGAAGATTCGTAATATTAATCAACACGGTAGAAGTATGAAGCAAGTTGATAAACTTAAAAAATCTTCTCCGTCAATCAATCCTGACTATAAAAAGAGTTCTAGTTTGTCCCCTAAGAAAAGAGAGATTATAGACAGACTTAAAGCTAAAAGAAGTCAAGTGATGAGAGACATGGAGCAAGAGGCAGAACCAACAGGAGGTCCTATCTCAGATAAGTATGGAGATATATTAAATAAGATTGACAATGCTATTGAAAAAGCATCAGGACAAAAGCAAATGAGCTATGATGATGCTATAAGAGAAAAGAAGAAACCAGGTTTATGGGCTAACATCAATGCTAAGAAGAAAAGAGGTGCAAAAGCTTCTCATGGTAATTCTAATGCTCATAAAGATGCCGTAGCAGCAGGTAATGCTATGAAAGAAGGAAGAGGAGATTTAGATGCTATCGTACAAATTGTTACTGATATGGCTAATGAAGACGGTACAACTCCCAAAGAAGCAGCTTTAGAAATAATAGAAGCTTTAAGGGATACCTACATTATCGACGCTTATGACGAATCAGTAAATGAAGTTAAATACAGAGTAGAATACTTTACTAAAGAAGGAGAGAAATTTAAAAGTGGAGTTTACAAGACTAAAAAAGAAGCAGACGACAAACATTGGAAATTAGCAAAAGACAATAAGTTAAAATCTATAAATGTTGTGAAAGTTGAAGAATCAGTAAATGAAAACCTAAACCCAGAAGTATCTAAAAAAGTTAATCAGTTTATTAAAGCAATGGCTAAGAGATACGGGTATGACGAACAAGATGCTGTTTTCGCTATCAAGCAAGCTCTAAGGTTAAGAGGAATGGGCAAAGAAGATGCAGCAGAATTAGATGAAAATCCTACACCTCAACATAAAGATTACTATGATGACTATGTAGACATTGGAATGTTTTATTTGGAAGGATTTGGTAAAGAGTATACTTTAACTAATGATCAATTAGAAAACTTAGGTAAAAGAATTGTAAAACAACTATATAAGGGAGATGTAGGTAAGGCATATGATGATATTGTAGGCGGCTTTAGAAGAAACAAATCAAAAGATATAAAGGAGGGTGATAAAATGCATTCAACTTTTGAAGATTACATTGATGAATTAGAAAAAACAATGTATGTTGATCGAAGAGGTGGTGGTAGTATTTTAATTCATCCACTATCAAAATCAGATGTTAGAAGACCAGATAAATGTTATATTGCAATAAATGGTAATAATGTCACAACAGTTCAAGGGTATGATTCAGGACCCATATCAGACTTAGCAAAAGCCTATGGTTTAGATGATTCAAAATCCTCATTAACCCCTATGGGTCAAATGAATGCTAGTGGAAAAATATCATTATTATCCTCTAACATACTAAGAGATGCTATTAAAGCAATTAAAGATTCAAGAGATGTAGAATCAAAAAAACAATCTGATTATTACAGAAAAAGAGGCCCAGTATCAGGAATTGGTAACATGGATGAAGAAGAAAATAGACAAGATTTAGGAATGTCTTCATCAGTATCAAAACGTAGAGCAGGAGCTGAATTAAAACAAAAATTAAAAGGTTCACGTTCTGATGGAATGGGTAAGTATGATGCTAATATCTACGGATTGGATTCAGACGGTAAAAGAGTTGAATTAAGAAGTTTAAACGATTTAAATAAATTCACAAGGTTTGAACTTGATTCTGATTTAAAAGTAAAGAAATCTATAAATGAATACGGAAGTAGCGATATAGATGAACTTATTGGAGCTATAGGATATAGAGCTTTAGAACATTTTTTTGAAGACAATCCTGGAGCACATCAAGAACTAGACGAATGGTTAAGAACAGTGCCAGAATTTGCAAGCAAAATAGAAGATCAATTTGAAGATGACTATAGTCCCTCTATGGATAGGATGTTAGATGCTATTGGATATGATGATTTTGATCAATTCTTTGACGATAATCCTGGAGGAGTAGAAATAATAGCAGACTGGATTATATCTATACCAGAATTTGTTAAAAAATTAGCAAACGAATATACTACAGATGAATTAGAAAACTTTGGTCTGCACGATGTAGATGGATATGATGCAGAAGATGAAGATATAGAAGAAGCAGAATTACCTAAGAAATTTAACAACGGTAAATATTCGGTTGCTAAATTACAAAAAGCACATGATGTTATAACAGGCGTTATGAAAGATTTAGCTAAGAAATATAAAGCAGGAGATAAATCAGTAGTATCTCAACTTAAAGACTTAACTAAACAAAAGAAGCATGTAGAGTCTTTATTAGATGCAAAAGTAGGACAGACACATAAGAACATGGATATCACTACAGAAGCTGGACCTGGATTCGCTCACGATTGTGCTGCTAAGGTAGTACATGAAGCATACGGCAAAGGAACTTGCATTCCAGAAAAACATACCTTAGTTAAAGAAGGTAAGAAGTATATAGTTACCCATTATGATGTTTTATTTGAAAATGGAAAAACAGTAGAAAATATACCAGTCAAGGAGTTAGATATTAAAACGACTAACGAACATTGGCATAAAGGATACAAAAAGAAAAAGAAGTAAGATATGAATATAGAAGATATAAAGAACGTAATTCTAGAAGCATACGGAGAAGTAAGAGAAGAGAAAGAAACAGCAGATTCACCGGATACTCATAAGATTACAGGTTTACCTAAATCCTTGCAGAAATCAATCACTGCAAGATACGGAGTAGGGAAATATCCTGAACGAGATTTTCTATCAAGTGATATGAAAACCTTATTCAGAACTATAAGTGTAGATAAGAACACAGGATCAGTAGGCCATAAAATAATCTCTCTTCCTTCTTTTAACGGACTATATAAAGATTACTCAGACATAATCGCTGATTTAAAAGAACTAATGCGTTCCCCTGATATACAAAGAGATCAAAAAGCAAAAGACTTATTTGAGCTTATCAGAACTAATTTTAGAAAACTACAATCTTACTTAAGAACTGAAAGACCAGAGCAATACGAACTTATGAGAATGAGACGTAGTATGGAAGAAGCAGTTACTGGACTTAAGAGACTAAAATATGATAATCTAAATGAAGCAGCATACTTAAAAGAGCTTGAAAAAGAAGAACCGGCACCAGAAGAACCAGCAGACATGGACGCTCCAAAAGAGACAGTCCTAGAAGATGCTACTGATACCATCTTAGGTAAGTTTCCAACACTATCTAAAGCAATCATTAAATTACAAACTAAGCAATTTAAAGAATTTGTTGACACAGTGGATTGGGTATCACCAAGACCATCATCATTCAGGGTTAACCTTAAAAATGGACAACACTACATCCTAAAATGGACTGGTACCGGTTTTGAAGCTCAAATAATGGGAAAGAGGTACTACATTGATAAAATAGACGATTACCAACAGGCATTAGATAAAATGACTAGACTCTATCAAGAAGGTCCAATGTCAGGAGCAGGGGAAGCAGAAGCAGAAGACACCGGAGGTGGCGGAGGCGGAGGCGGGGACTTTCCTGGAGAAGAAGGTGGAGCCGAAGGCGGTGAAGAAGGAGAAGCAGAAATACCAGCAGGAGATGATGCACCAGCAGAACCAGCAGATTTAGGAGGAGAAGAAATAGACTTTGAAGACGGAGCAGAACCAGAAGCATAATAATAAAGATATGAAAAACAATTTTAACCTTAAGAGCTTTTTAACAGAGAATAACCTTACTACTAATACTAGGAAAGGATTAAATGAAGAAGAAGGTGTTCCACATTATACTAAAGACGGTAAAGAATGGAAAGGTAAACTTCATAAGATGCCTGACGGTTCAATAATGTCAGGTAAACCCCATGATGAAGGCGGTAGTGGCCCTAATGGTGAAAGTGAAAAACTATACCATAAAGAAGACTTGAAAGAACAAGAAGATTGGCAAGGAAAAGAATGGAAAAATAGAAAACTTTTAATTGAAGTAGTAGAAGGTCTTCAAAGAGAGCTAGAAGAAATAGAGGATGTTAAACTATGGGATGACCAAACTTCAAATGACTGGTGTCATGATGCAATTGAACAACTAACAGCAGCAGCACAAAGCATAATAGGAGAAAGAAAAGAGTAAATATATGAGTCTTATAGATAAAGTTTTACTAGAATGGTCATACAGAACCGAAAAAGGATATCCAGACATTAATAGTGTTAAGGATATTGCTCTGTTTGAATCTATTTTTGGTTTTAATTTAATAAACGAAGCAAAGCACCCATTTGAATACCTTTCTAAAGAAGCACAAGCACTCGGTAAAGAGTTAATATTAAAGCTTAACTTAGATGATGATGAGATAATAGCTCATGCTAAAAATCGTATTATCGTATATACAGATAAGAAGAGATCAGATATTTTCGTAGCACTTCAAAATTTAGGTTATGAAAAAGACCAGATTACAGGTTCAAGTGGTGGAGGGTTTAGAACACCAGAGGGGATAGAAATCATACATAAGAATCAAACCTCAGTAGGAGATGCAGGCTTAGATAACGAGGCTATAGTAGTTGCTAAAATAAACGAATTAATTAACGTTCATGGAGGTCCTATAAATGTTACAATAAAACCATCTCAAGGAAATATAGTTTTCCAATATCCTAATGTTGAAAGTGCAGCATCTGTAGGAAGAGAAACCGGAGATAATAAAAAAGCAGACATTAGACTTTATAATAGCTCTGGAGAAATTCCTATATCAATAAAAAAGGACGGCCCATTTAGATGGTCATCAGCAATGACAACTCATAGGGACGTATTCGATAACGTACTATTACCGGGTATGGGAGAAGGCACAGAAGATTTAAAGCTAGTACAGGATGAAAATAATCCAAAGCTATTAAATATGATAAACCCTAAAAATAATAAACCTTACGGAAGTATATACGTACTAAATGCCCCAGGTATGGGTTACGATGCATTAGCATTCGGATCAGATAAAGCAGTAGTAGTCAAAAGAACATTCACAGAATTAGACTTTAAATTTGATAAAGACACATTAACTATTACATCATCTAGAAACTACGAAAAAGATGAAGATTTCGATAAAGAAGATAAGCCAATTATTCGATTTGAAAGAAATGCATCAAAAGCAACAAATACAGAAGGACACGCAGGAAGAGGTATTACAATTAGAACCGTACCAATAAAAGGCTTTTTAAGTACTACTTCAAGAGCAAACGTTTTAAAACTAGATTATAAGGATCTAAAATAAGTTATGGCACAAGACATAAAGAAGATAATAGCACAGGAATATATTAAGTGTGCGAAGGATCCGGAATACTTTATGAAAAAGTATTGCTACATCCAGCACCCCACTAGAGGACGTATATTGTTTAATTTATACCCTTTTCAAGGAAAAGTACTTCATTTATTTAGAGACAATCAATTTCTTATTGTTTTGAAATCTAGACAGCTAGGTATATCTACTTTAGCAGCTGGATATTCTCTATGGTTAATGTTATTTCATAAAGATAAAAACGTTTTAGCATTAGCTACTACACAAGCAACAGCCCGTAACTTAGTTACAAAGACGATGTTTATGTACGACCAGCTACCTAAATGGTTAAAACTACCGGCATTAGAGAAAAACAAATTATCACTAAGATTATCTAATGGGTCTAAAATTACAGCTAAATCATCTAATGCAGATGCAGCTCGTTCTGAAGCAGTATCGTTACTGTTAATTGATGAAGCAGCATTTATAGATAATATTGACGAAACATTCGCAGCAGCACAACAAACATTAGCTACAGGTGGACAGTGTATGTCATTATCAACCCCTAACGGAATTGGTAACTGGTTTCACCAGACATGGGAAAAAGCAGAAACAGCAGAGAATTCTTTCGTAGCTGTAAGACTACCTTGGACAGTACATCCTGAAAGAGATCAGAAATGGAGAGATCAACAAGATGCTGATTTAGGACCTAGAATGGCAGGACAGGAATGTGACTGTGATTTCTTAGCTTCCGGAGATACAGTATTTGAACCAGACGACATGATGTTCATAGAACAGAGTTATATCAAAGACCCTATGGAAAGAAGAGGAGTTGACGGTAACTTATGGGTATGGGAAGGAGTTGACTATAATAAATCATATATGGTAGTAGCGGATGTTGCTAGAGGAGACTCTGCAGATTACTCTGCATTTCATGTATTTGATATAGAAACTTGTACTCAAGTAGCAGAATACAAAGGTAAACTTTCACCTAAAGACTACGGTAACGTACTAGTAGGGATTGCCTCAGAATATAACGACGCTCTGTTAGTTGTAGAAAATGCTAACATAGGTTGGGCAACCATCGAACAAGTGATGGAGAGAGAGTATAAGAACCTATATTACAGTTCTACAGGCAATATGGAGACAGTAGAATCTTATATGTCTAAGTACGAAAGAGATAAACTTGTACCTGGATTCACTATGTCGGTAAGAACTAGACCATTAGTTATTGCTAAGATGATCGAATACGTTAGGGAGAAGGCAGTTACTATACAGTCTAAGAGACTCGTAGCTGAAATGAGAGTATTCGTATGGAAGAACGGTAAACCTCAAGCACAGGTGAACTACAACGATGATTTACTTATAGCATGTGCAACTGCACTATATGTTAGAGATACGGCATTAAGAATGAGACAGCAGGGTATGGACTTAGCCAGAGCACAGTTATCCTCTTTTCATAACCTAAACTCTAAAAACCCAGCAATACTAAAAAATGTTGGTAATATGCAAAATAATCCGTATATTGTTAATAATGGACATACTGAAGAAGATATATCCTGGTTACTAAACTAATACTATTTATAAAAAACGAACACTAGATGGCTGATAAAACTCTTTTCGGTAGGTTAACAAGGCTCTTTGCAACAGACGTAGTAATACGTAATGTTGGGGGAAAAGAATTAAAAGTTACCGATATAAACAAAATACAACAAACTGGTAAGTTTGAGACTAATTCTCTACTTGACAGATTTACTAGATTATATCAGTACAATAAGTCTAATATGTTTAGTGCTAATCTAAACTACCAGACCTTACGTATTCAACTATATGCAGATTATGAAGCAATGGACAGCGATCCTATTATAGCTTCAGCATTAGATATTATAGCTGATGAAGCAACAGTAAAAAACGACTTCGGAGAAATACTCGGGATTAAATCCTCAGACGAAAACATACAGAGAGTACTTTATAACTTATTCTACGATGTAATGAACATTGAGTTTAACTTATGGTCTTGGGCACGTAATATGTGTAAATATGGAGATTTCTTTTTAAAGTTAGAAATAGCAGAGAAATTTGGAGTGTATAATGTACTTCCGTATACAGTTTACCATATAGCTAGAAAAGAAGGACTAGATCCTGAAAATCCTAGTAAAGTAATATTTGAACTAAATCCTGACGGTATAGGAGCATCATCTGATACTTCCTACCTCCCTAACCAGAAAAGTTCTGCTATTACTTTAGAGAATTACGAAATGGCTCATTTTAGATTAATATCAGATACTCACTATTTACCGTACGGAAGATCTTATCTAGAGCCAGCTCGTAAGATATTTAAACAAACAACATTAATGGAAGATGCGATGTTAATACATCGTATAATGAGAGCACCTGAAAAGAGAATGTTCTATGTTAATGTTGGATCTATACCTCCTAATGAAGTAGAGCAGTTTATGCAAAAGACTGTTAATACTATGAAAAAAACTCCTTATGTTGATCCTCAAACAGGTCAATATAACTTGAAGTTTAATATGCAGAATATGATGGAAGATTATTACCTACCAGTAAGAGGGGGTGATACATCAACTAGAATAGAAACTACTAAAGGTTTAGAATACGACGGTACTAACGATGTACAGTACTTACAAGCTAAGTTATTTGCAGCATTAAAAATACCTAAAGCATACTTCGGATATGAAGGAGACTTGAGCGGTAAAGCAACTTTAGCAGCAGAAGATATAAGATTTGCAAGAACAGTTGAAAGAATTCAAAAGATATTAGAATCTGAATTAACTAAAATTGCACTAGTACATTTATATACACAAGGATTTACAGGAGAAAGTTTAACTAACTTTGAACTTAAGTTAACTACTCCTTCTATTATATTTGAACAAGAGAAAGTAGCATTATTAAAAGAGAAGATAGATCTAGCATCACAAATGCAAGAAACTAAACTATTCTCCTCAGACTATATTTACGAAAATATATTCGATTTATCAGAAGATGCTTATATGGAAATGAGAGATCTAGTACTTGAGGATACTAAAAGAGGATTTAGAAGAGCACAAATCGAAGCCGAAGGTAACGATCCAGCTAAATCCGGTATGACTTACGGTACACCACATGATTTAGCCTCTATGTACGGTAGACGATCAGTATCTACTCCAAAAGGAGGAGGTCAAGATGAGCTACCAGCAGGATATGCTGAAGTTAAAGACGATGAACCTATATCAGACTGGGGACAACCTGGACCTGAAGGTGGCAGACCTAAAGAAAAGTCTTCTGTATATGGTACTACTAAAGCAATGGGCGGCAGAGACCCACTAGGTAGCCACGGAATGCATGGTGGATTTCCAAGCGATAATGAAAATGTAAGTGAGGTAAGGACTTCCAAAGCTAAGCTTGAGTATCTCAGGAATGAAGATATGTTAAAGCACATTGTATTTACTAAAAACAGCGATTCAACCGATGGAGACTTGTTAAAGGAGGAAAACATAAAAGATTTAGGTAAGTAGCCCATATTTATAATAGTAAACGTATAGAATGAAGATAAAACACTCTAAGTATAAAAATACCGGACTAATATTCGAATTATTAGTTAAGCAGATTGCTGCGGATACTTTGTCAAAGAAGGATTCACCAGCCGTATCTATTATAAAGAAGTACTTTACCGGGAAAACATCATTAGCTGCTGAGTTTAAACTTTACGAATTTGTAATCAATTCTAAAGGTATTAATCAAAAAAGAGCAGAGACAATTCTTACTTCTATTTCAGAAGTAGCTAGAAAAATATCTCAAGCTAGTTTAAAGAAACAAAAGTATGACCTTATTTCTACTATTAAAGAAAGCTACGATGTAGAAGAGTTCTTTAGCATACAAGTTAGAAACTATAAACCATTAGCTGCTTTATATTGTTTGTTTGAGTCTTACAATTCAACTAAGGTATTAGACCCTAAGTCTTTAGTAGACAATAAGATGACTATATTAGAACACCTTACTGATAATTCTCAAGATAAGAACAAAGTAAAAGATTCACTTATAGAAGAATACTCAGGATACGATAAAGATCTAAAACTACTTACATTTAAAATACTATTAGAGAAATTCAACGATAACTATAAAGACCTACTTCCAGAACAAAAAAATATCCTTAGGGAATTTATTACGTCTGTAAACTCAACAGCAAGATTGAGAAACGTAGTTAATGAAGAGCTTACAAAAATTTCTAAAATAGTAAATACTTTATCTAAGAACGTTAAAGACGAAGTAGTAAAAATAAAATTAGCAGAAGTATCAAAGAGTATAGTTACACTTAATAAAAAAGAAACTGTAAAAGATACTCATTTAGTTAATCTTATGCAGTATTACGATTTAGTTAACGAGTTAAGAAGCTTATGAAAAGATCAGACCTTACAAGATTAGTTAAAGAGGTAATGAAAGAGGCTAATGTAACAGGAGGTACAGCTACGTTTACACCTGGTACAGGAGAACAGTTCGCTACTCCTAATTTTCTAGGTAAAGCTACTAAGGCAAAAAAGATATTAAAAAAACAAGGATATAAAGAAATATAGTCAATGAGAACAGCAACCGAAAAATATAATGCAGTCCTAGAGGGCACTTTGAGCAAACAAGTATTTGTTCAACAGATGAGAAGTGAATTTCCACAATTCATTACTAATGTAAATGCATATCCAGATACTGTACAAATTCTTAAAAACAAAGGAATGATTTACGAGGCTATAAAAGCTCCAGCTAAATCAATTGAACAGTTAGAAGCTAACTTTAATATTAATATAGTCGAAAGAGGTATTGATATGGAATTAGAAGCTAAAGGAATTGATCCAACTACAAACGTTAATAAGGAAGATTACTTAGCAGCTAAGAAGATTGTTATATCTAACTTAATGAAAGATCAGCTTCACTACCTTAATATAGTAGCAGGAGAAGATAATAATGTAGACAAGCACGATAAAGCAGTTGAAGTTAAAAGAGGAGAGAAGCAAGTAGATGGATTTAACGGTTTAAAGAATGCAACACTAAAAGAAGGTGTTTATACAGAAGATGCAGAAGAAGATGCTAAAAATGATATGGATAATGCTACAGGATGGCACGATGATCCTAGAAAGGATGAAGGCTCAGAAGAAGCAGTAGATCCAGCAGTTTACGGAGACATTGGAGCAGCATACTTGGCAGGATTTAACAAAGAACACTCTTTAAGCTTAGACCAATTAGAAGAATTAGGACGTAAGATTGTTAAACAACTCTATAAAGGAGATATTGAAGCAGCAAAAGCTAAACACCTTTCAGAACAAGACGCTATGTACGCACCCGATGATGATGAATTTGAAGCAGAGCAATGTGCACACAGAGCAAAAGAAATTGGGCACTTATTTAAAGGGTATGATGACCAAGTGATATATGATTTTGTAAAAACACACAGACAAGATATTAGAGGAGCTTCGGATGAAGAAATCCAAAATGAATTTGAAGAATTTATATCTGTCAACTATGAATCTGGAGCAGACATGCAAGAAAACGAAGTAGAAGAAGCAATGTCAGACGAATTTATGGATGATGTTAAATCTTACGGTAAAGACGAACAAATTAAACCTTATAAAATAGGAGATAAATTCTCAGTTGATTTTGACTATGAAGGAATGCTTAAAACAGGCCTTAAAGTTAGAATTAATACTCCATTAAAGACTATGCAAGCTATCTTTGATTCTTTCGAAGATGTAAACTACCATAGTGAAGGAATGCACTTATCATACGTAATAGATTCAGTAGAAGAAGGAGATAGAGAAGAAGCATTAGATTGTCTTAAGAAATTCAGAGCAGCTATTAGTAAAACACTAACTAACATTGCTGAAGGAGTATTTCCAATAAGAGAAGCAGAAGAAGGATACGTTAAGAGAGAAAAAAGAGTAGAGGGATTATATGAAGCTCGTAGAAAAAAAATACAAGGCGGTAAAATAGTCACAGAAAATGATTATGAAACTGGCGGGTATGTAGAGTCTATGGGTCCTCAATTTGATAAAGCAGTAGACTTAGTAGTTTCTGAGTTTGGAGAATGGAAAGCTGGTCCAATGACAGAGCCAGGAATGATACCTCATGCTAAATCAGACGTTATAGCTTATATAGATCAAAAACTTGAAGCTTCCTTACAAGAAGAGAAAGGCACAGATCATGATAACGATGGAGATATAGACGGAGACGATTATATGGCTGCAAAAGACATAGCAATTAAAAAAGCATTAAAAGAGAATGTTAAAGGCATGATCGTTAATATGCTTAAAGAAGCTACTATCAATGAAGCTGCTACTGCTAAATTAGCAGAATGGGGAGAATCTTATGAAGGCTTTGAAGGTATTAAACCAGTAGTGAATGAACTGGAAAATCTTGTAACAGAGATAGAATCTTTCTATGATAAGATGAGAGGAAAGATCCAAGGAGCATTTGCTAAGACAGCAGAATTTAGAAACGAAGAGGGATTAAAGATTGGAGCATTTATCGCACCATCATTAGAAGCAGCATTTAGAAAAGATCTAGCTCCAGTAGTAAAACAAGGGCTTACTAAGAATGTGGACTTACCTAAAGTACGTACAATATCTAAAGCAGAAATTGATGCTAATAATAACGGTACAAAACCATTAGGAGAAGAAGAAATGTATGAAACTCCTAAACAAAGTGTTTTTTCACCTAACATCAATGAAAGAAAGACTAAGTACACTAAAAGAAAATAAAACATGGCACAATTACTAGTAGATGTAACACCGTTTAAGTCCGTACTTAAAGAAGCGAAAGGGAGACCTGGAGTTTTTGAAGTAGAAGGAGTTATGCAAAGAGCAAAAGCACAGAACCAGAATGGTAGAGTATATGCTAAGCCAATTTTAGAAAGAGAATCTAAGAAATACACAGAAGAATTTGTTAAAAACGGGAATGCTTTTGGTGAATTAGATCATCCAGAATCTCCTGTAGTGTCATTAAAGAATGCTTCTCACATAGTCAAAGACTTATGGTGGGATGGAGATGATTTGATGGGAAGAGTAGAACTACTTAATACTCCATCAGGAAATATAGTAAAAGAAATAATTAAGGCTGGTCATACTATAGGGATATCCTCTAGAGGAACAGGATCAGTACAGCAGACAAACGAAGGTACTTTAGAAGTACAAAACGATTTTGAATTAGTTTGTTGGGATTTCGTATCTAATCCTTCTACACATGGAGCATTTATGAACCCAGTTGCATTATCAGAAAGTAAATTAAGACCTGCTAAATACAGTAACTTAAATTTAATAATTAACGATATATTGAGAGCATAATGAAATTATCCAAAATAATCTTAGAGAATTACGATGATGATAGTTTATTTACTTTTGGCTATGATCTACAAGACATAGGTAATGTAGAGAACTATTTAAAAGCGAATTACGAAAAAGGAATAGATTATGAACTACACATAGGTAGAGGAGATGACTTACCAAACTCTGTTACCCTACTTAATCCGGATATGGAAGATGATGTAGAACTTGGTAACTTATTAGACGCTGCAAAAGATACTGACGAATCAGATTATGAAGCATATAGAAGAGAAGAAGATGATTACGATAATTATGAGTTAGATGAAGGTGAAAACTTTTCTGCTTTAGCTGCAGCAATGGCTAAAGAATTAGAAGGTAAAGAGGTTAAGCAAGATGATCAAGCTAACGAAGTAGTTGGAGTATTAGGAATACTTAGTTACGTACTATTATCCAATACAATAGCTAATATGCTTTCTTCTATGGCTAAAAAGATAGCTAAGAAACAAGGATGGCAGAAAACAGATGATATAGCAACAAAAATTTATGATTGGACGCATAAGAACGAAGCAGCTTTTATGTCACCAATTAAAAGAGTACTATCAGTAGTAATGATAGGACCAACTAAAAAATACATTGACCCAGTTACTAAAGGACTATATGCTTTATTTATATTCTTCTTAGCAGGTCAATACGGAGGCGATGTAATCGCTTCAATCAGAAAATCAGCATGGGGACAAACAGCATTCGCTTCAGTAAAATCTCTAGTTAAAGGAAAAGAAGTACATACCCTAGTAAGAGACGTCTTATCAGACATCGGGCTATTAGGATAAGGTAATTCCTCGGACGCTACCGACGGGCAGGAAAGTTAACCATCTTTTACAGGTGGTTTTCTTGTTTTCGTAAAAAGTATATATTTATATACATAATAATCAGTCTCTATACTGATTCCAACAATTTATAATTTTCTATTACGATTTATAATAATCGTAGAAACCCACAACAAACATTTATTAAAATGGCAAACAAAGATTTATTCAAGCAAGCAATTGCTGAAGCAAAATCTGTACGTTCCGCTGCTATTGCTAACGCGAAAGAAGCCCTAGAAGAGTCTTTGACTCCTCATTTAAAAGATATGTTAGCTGCAAAACTTCAAGAGATGGAAGACTCTTCCACAGAAGAAGCAGTAACTGAATCTGATGAGGTAGAAGAAGGTAACTATGAGGCTAAAGACGAAGTAGTAAAAGAGGAAGATGCAGATACTGAAGTATCCGATGAGGATGCTCCAGAAGAAGAAGAATTAGACGGAGAAGAAGAAATCGCACCTATGGAGGATGAAGCAGAAGAAGCTGCTGACGAAATAGACGGAGATGAAGACTTATCTAAATTATCAGTCGATCAATTTAAAGATCTTATTAGAGATGTAATAGCAACCGAAATGGGAGCTGAAGCAGGTCTAGAAGGAGAAGATGAATTAGGAGCTGATATGGATGCAGGAATGGAAGCAGAACCAGAAATGGGAGCTGAACCAGAAATGGCTCCAGAAGACGGAGAAGGTGAAGAAGAAATTGACTTAGACGAATTACTTGCAGAACTAGAAGGTTTAACTACCGAAGGTGAAGAAGCAGATAAAGACGATAAGCCAGTAGAAGAAAGTACAGAAAACGAAGTATCAGCAGAATCAGATACTAAAGAGAAAAACGTTAATGATACTTTGAAGGAAGCTAAACAGAATAGTGCAGACCTTAAAGAAGCTCTTGTAACAGTAGAGACTTTAAGACATGAACTAAACGAAGTTAACATTCTTAACTCTAAACTATTATACGTTAATAAAATTTTCAAAGCTAATTCATTAACTGAAAGCCAGAAAGTAAGCATAATCGCTGCATTCGATAAAGCTGAAACAGTTAAAGAAGTAAAATTAGTTTTCGAAACAGTATCAGACAATATTGTCGCACCAGCTAAAACCAATCTTAAAGAACATAGAGGTATGGCTTCTAGAGCTACAGGAACTACAGCAAGTAATCCTCCAGTAATAGGACAAGTATCAGAAGCAGTATTAAGAATGCAGAAATTAGCAGGTATTATTAAATAACATTAAATATAAACTTAAATTAAAATTTCAATTATGGAAATTAACAATCTTTTAGAAAGCTCAAACAGCTTTAAAAGCTTACAAGCAGACTCAGCAAAATTAGCTGAGAAGTGGAGTGCTTCAGGTTTGTTAGAAGGGATCACTGATGAAAGAGTAGCTACAAACATGGCTATGATTTTAGAGAACCAAGCTAAACAAATCGTAGCAGAAGCAAATAACACAGGTGCATCTGGTACTTCAGCAGGCTTTACAGCAGGCGCAGGAGAACAATGGGCTGGTGTTGCATTACCTTTGGTAAGAAAAGTATTTGCTCAAATTAGTGCACAGGATTTCGTATCTGTACAACCAATGTCTTTACCTTCAGGTCTAGTATTTTATCTAGATTTCAAATATGGTACTGCCGCTAACGGACGTGCTGATGGAGAAAATATGTACGGTAACGTTACTGACGGTGCTAACAAAATGGGTGTTGATGTAGATCCTTCAGGAGGATTATACGGAGCAGGTCAATTTGGTTACACTATCAACGGTGTATCTGGAACTGTAGCAGCAGCTGCAGTAGGAGCTGCAAAGCTTAAAGATGTAGGATTCGATGCTGGTATTACATTAGCTGAATACGAAACTGTATCTATCGCTTTATCTTCTATTCCTAACTATGACGTAGAAGGAGTTCGTGCATTCGGATTAACTTCTGGTTCAGTAGCAATCAACAAGCAATTCACTAAAATCTCAGGATCTAACTTAGTATTCGTACAAACAGTAGGAGCAGGAGATATTACTGATGCAGATAACGTTCAAGTAACTTATCACAAACAACCAACAGATAACACAAGAGGCGATTTTGAAGCTGACGGTGGTGTAGCAGTTGATACTTCTATTTCTATTCCAGAAATCGATGTTCAATTACAATCTGAGGCAATTGTTGCTAAGACTAGAAAGTTAAAAGCACAATGGACTCCAGAATTTGCTCAAGATCTTAACGCATACCATTCAATTGATGCAGAAGCTGAATTAACTTCTTTGTTATCTGAATACATCTCTATGGAGATTGATTTAGAAATCTTAGATATGTTGATCAAAGGCGCTACAACAACTGAAAAATGGTCTGCAGAGAACAACAAAGTCTTTAAAGGCGGTGCTTGGTCTTCAGCAACTTCAGATTTTTACAATACTCAAGGACAATGGTTCCAAACATTAGGAACTAAAGTACAGAAAGTATCTAACAAGATTCACCAAAAGACCTTAAGAGGTGGTGCAAACTTCGTAGTATGTTCTCCTTCAGTAGCAACAATCTTAGAATCAATTCCAGGATATGCTGCACAAACTGACGGTAACCAAGAGAAATTTGCAATGGGTGTACAGAAAATTGGTAGCTTAGCTAACCGTTTCCAAGTTTACAAGAATCCTTATATGACTGAGAACATTATGTTGTTAGGTTACAGAGGTGGACAGTTCTTAGAAGCTGGTGCAGTATATGCTCCTTATGTACCATTAATGATGACTCCAATGGTATACGATCCAGAAACCTTCACTCCAAGAAAAGGTTTAATGACTCGTTATGCTAAGAAAATGATCAGACCAGAATTTTATGGTAAGATCTTTATTTCTGACTTAGAGTTAGTATAGTCTATATCTTGACTAAATTATTAAGAGAGGCCTTCGGGCCTCTTTTTTTATGTCCTATTTATAGTTATAAATCAAATAAAGTTATAAACATGCCACAAAGACACCATACCGATGAGGTATTTTCAGTAAAGAAGAGGCCTAAGAACCCAATTAAATTTAAAGTACAATTAAACGAAGAACAAAAAGAAGCTAAAGCTAAAATTCTTACTGCTCCAATAACAGTCATTAAAGGAATGGCAGGATCTGGTAAGACATTAATAGCAACTCAAGTAGCTTTAGATATGTTATTTACCAAACAAGTAGATAAGGTTATTATAACAAGACCTACTGTGTCTAAAGAAGATATAGGCTTTTTACCAGGAGATATAAGAGAAAAAATGGACCCTTGGTTAGCGCCTATCTATCATAACTTACACATGCTTTACAGCAAAGAAAAAGTAACAAAATTAATAGACGACGAAATTATAGAAATAGTTCCTTTTGCTTTTCTAAGAGGAAGGACTTTTGTAAATGCATTTGTAATAGTTGACGAAGCTCAGAACGTAACACATACTCAAATGGAAACCGTAATCGGAAGATTAGGGAAAAATTCTAAAATGGTAATATGTGGAGATATGGCTCAAATAGACTTAAAAGACAAAAGAGAAACTGGATTTTCTTTTCTATCTAGAATTGAAGAGAACGTAGAAGGTTTTCAAACAGCTTCATTAGAAACCAATCATAGACACGATATAGTGGCACCTATCTTGAAAGTATACCAAACCTTCAGAGATTAGTCCCTATTTATTAGAAAACTAATATATGGCAAATGTAACTATATGGAACGGAAGTTCTACCTTTGCACCAGGTAATACTCCATTCGGGTTTTACGATGCTGACAGCTCTTTTCAACAAGATGCTGATAAAGTTGCTAAATTCTGTGCTACCAGATTAGGGTACCCTCTAATGGATGTAGAATTGAATAACAACTCTTTTTATGCATGTTTTGAAGAAGCTATAACTACATATGGTAATGAAGTATTTCAATACAATATAAGAGAGAATTATTTAGGTTTAGAAGGCTCTTCTACTGGTAGTAGAGGTTCTTTGAACAACCAAGTAATTGATCCAACCATAAGTAGAATTATACAAATATCTCAACACTACGGAACAGAAGCTGGAGTAGGTGGAAACGTAACTAAACATACTGGTTCAATAACGATCAATAGAAATGTACAAAATTATGATTTTGATGCATGGTCAGCAGAAAATAACATTACAGGAAAGATTGAAGTAAGAAAAATCTTTTATGAAGCTGCACCAGCGATACAAAGGTATTTTGACCCTTATGCTGGAACAGGTACAGGTGTACAGTCTTTAATGGGAGCATTTGACTTTGGAAAATTTAGTCCTGGAGTTAACTTTTTATTAATGCCAACATCTTATGATGTACTAAAGACACAAGCAATTGAATTTAATGATCAAATTAGAAAGTCCGCTTTTTCGTTTGAAATGACAAATAATAAATTAAAGTTATTCCCAATACCTACTGCATCAGGAAGTTTACATTTTGAGTATTATAAGATGGAAGACAAAGCATCAACTAACTTTAACTCTAACAATTCAGTAATTACAAATGTTTCTGAAGTACCTTATGAAAATATACAGTACAAACAAACTAATAGTGTTGGTAGACAGTGGATTTTCCAATATACTTTAGCATTAGCAAAAGAACTATTAGGATATATCAGAGGGAAGTATGCAACAGTACCAGTACCGGGATCAGAAGCAACTCTTAACCAAGCTGACCTGCTTGCAGATGCAAGAAGTGAAAAAGGAGCTTTATTATTAAGTTTAAGAGAGCTATTAGATATGACATCTAGAAGTAAACAATTAGAAGCACAGGCTAAAGAATCTGAAGATGTAGAGAACATTTTAAAGTCTGTACCAATGGTAATATACGTAGGTTAATGAAACTATCACAAATTATATCTGAAATTACATTCAGAACATTCGAAGCAATGATCAAAGTTACCTTTGGTGATGAAGGTCCTAGCAAATATGATGATGCTATTAGAGCATTACCTGGTGTAACAACAGTTACATTAGCAAGTCAAGACCAAGAATCATTAGTTGCTACATATAAAGTAAAACTTATAAGTCAAAAAGAAGGAACTGAAGCATATGAAGCTTTTAAAAAAAATGCCATGACTAAATACAGTAATATAGTTAGTATGGAAATAGGAACAGAAACAATAGAAGAGAAATAAATGCTATTTGGATCGAACAGAGATTTTGACTTATTGGTTAACATCAATAGGGAACTGCTACATGATATTGTAGAGCAAGAAGTTTTATACCATAAATTGAGTATAGAAGATTCTAGTATGAACCTATATGGAGAATCATTACAGAAATCTTATTGGAACGCAGTTAAAATAGCCTGTTTAATTACTAGAGGAGATCAAGTAATAGATATAAAAGAATTTGGTCCTGATTTAGGAAGAGAAGCATCTTTTGCATTCATCAAACAAGACTTAATAGACTCAGAACTACCTCCAGAGGTAGGAGATATAGTACAATGGCATAATGATTTTTATGAAGTTGATACAGTTAGAGAGAATACCTTATTTCTAGGAAGAGATAATACATACAATCTTACTAGCAGTACATCTGGATTCGGTTCATCTATGTCGATTATAGTTGATGCTCATTTAACAAGAGCAGACAGAGCAGGAATAACAGAAGCAGTAAATAGAGAATAATATGGCTGGAAAGAAACCTATACCGAAAAGTCAAGAGCAATTATCTGCAGCCCTTACAGGAGCTTCAATTGATAAAAGCAAAGATCGCGCTATGCAAATAAGAAGGGATAACGATACAGTTAAAAACTTCAGCGTAGGTATAAAAGATATTGATGAAGCAATTTACTATTACTTTAATGAAGTACTGCAACCAACTGTAACACAGAACGGCAAACCTATAAAGGTACCTCTTGTATATGGTTCTCCTGAACGATGGGCAGCAATGCAAAAAGACGGGTATTACCGAGATAAGAACGGTAAGATGCAAGCACCTTTAATAGTGTTTAGAAGAGATAGTATCTCAAAAAACAGAAACTTAGGAAACAAATTAGATGCTAACGGACCAAACAATATGGGAGTGTTTAAAACTTCCTATTCTAAAACCAATATTTACGATAATTTTGGGATATTAAACAATAGGAAACCTCAAGAAGAGTATTATGCAGTAGCTATACCAGATTATGTTAATATAATATACTCTTGTATAATATACACCGACTATGTTGAACAAAATAATAAAATTGTCGAAGGAATAAACTTTGCATCTGACTCTTATTGGGGAGATCCAGATAAATATAGATTTAGAGCACAGATAGACACCTACTCTACTTCAGCAGAAATAGTACAAGGTAGCGATAGGATGATTAAGACAGAATTTAACATTACATTACTAGGACATATAATATCAGATGCTATCAATGCACATATGCATAACAATCGTAAAGTATATAGCAAGTCAGAGGTCAAATTTACTTCAGAAAATGAGTCTAGCCTTTAATCAGGTGACTATTTATACTAAAGTGGGCAACTACGACGGTTTTCTTAATATTATAAAATAGCAAAGCTTTAATGTCAAAGTTCATAGGAGAAATATCAGGATCACTCGTCTTTAGAAAAGACAACGTGATGCAAACCGAGTTAAGACCAGGGATGAATGCCTTGAACTTAACAGGTTCGTTGAACATTACAGGGTCCTCACTTACTTTTAATGGATCTGATGTAATTAACCGTATAGCTTCATTAGAAGCTGGAAGTGCTACTGGATCTTCGTTACTCCCTTTAAACTTACACTCAAGCTCAATAAATACCTATACTGGATCAGTAGATAAGCGTTTAGCAGCAATAGAAATTGTTTCCGGAACACTAGAAACTAAGGTAGAAGCATTAGAACAGTTAACTTCATCATACTTTAGTAGAGTAGATGCTAGTAACATAGTATCATCATCTATTCAAGTAGAAGGATTAGGGTTCATAAAGAATGCCTTATCCGGTTCACAACAATTACTTAACTTAGGATTTAAAAGAGATGTAATATCCGGGTCACAACAGATTGCTTCTTTAGGATTTGTTACCTCTTCAGGAATAGCAAGTTTTAACCAACTAAGTAACATACCATCTTCTATTATAAGCTCTTCTGCACAAATAGAATCTTTATTATATATTACAGGATCAACTTATCAAGAGATTACAAGCAAACCACCGGGTATAGTTTCTTCTTCTGCTCAAATTACAGCATTAGGCTTTGGAACAGTTAACTCTGGTACAGTATCATCGTCATTACAGATTGAATCACTAGGGTTTGTAACATCTTCAGCATCTACTGACGTAGAAGGGCTTAATACCTTTACTGGGTCAATAGAAATTAAGGTAGATAACCTAACATCAGCTTCTGGATCATACCTTACCGGTATTAATGCAGGTATACTGTCTTCATCAGCACAAATAACAGCTTTAGGATACATAACAGCATCAGTAAGTTCAGATGTAGCAGGACTAAACACTTTTACATCATCTATACAGACAGAAGTAAATTCTATTAAGGCTGTAACGGGTTCATTCCTTAGTTCTTTACCTAATAGCATTATATCTTCATCAGCTCAGATATCCTCATTAGGATTTCTATCTTCTGCACATACAGAGATACCAGAAGGTACTATATCATCATCTTTACAAATAGAAACACTAGGATACATCACTTCTTCAGTTCAATCTGATGTTACCGGTCTTAATACCTTTACAAGCTCAATAGAAGCTACAGTTCAAGGGCTATTAAGTGCTACTTCATCATATGCTGTAGGAAGTCATAGTGATATAACAAGTATTAACCTATTTACAGGTTCTATTCAATCTAAAGTCGATAATTTGACTTTAAGCACTGGTTCCTTACAAAATGAAGTTAATGCTCTTAAAGCATCTACAGGGTCTTACTTAAATTCACTAAATGCAGGTATATTATCCTCTTCTTTACAAGTAGAAGCATTAGGATACATAACAGCATCAGTTCAAGCAGATGTAACAGGCTTAAACACATTTACAGGCTCAATAGAAGCCTCAGTACTAGGTCTTTTACAGGCTACATCTTCATATGCTGTAGGAAGTCATAGTGATATAACAGGATTAAATAATAAAACCGGTTCTTTCGCTAGTACAGGGTCTAATACCTTTATAGGTAACCAAATAGTTACCGGAAGCATAATACCAGGTTCATCTACTAATGATTTAGGTACATCTGTTAAACCTTGGCAACATTTATATATCAGCTCAGGGTCTATTAAGTTTATGAACAAAGATGGAACTCAACAATCAGCTTTTAATAACCAATTTGATGGTAATAGAGTAGTATCTAACACAGAACACCCTTTATTTAACTCATATAACCCTGGAACAGCAAATACAATAGAAGATTTCTTAGAAGCAGTCTTTTATCCCAATACAGCACCTACTATCTCTACAGGTAACCAAGTAGTAGCAGAGTATGAACCAATTGGAACAAGTTTAGTTACATTAGCTGGTACAGATGCTGAATCTCAAGCAATTACATTCACAATAGATAGTTCTTATACAGATGGCTATGTAAATATTGTAAGTGGAGTACTAAAACTAGCAGTATTACCTACAGTAGCAGCATTTAATACAACTAATAGAGGAGATGATACATTAGCACACCCTGTAATCGTAAGAGCAACAGATACTATAGGAGCTTTCACATTAAAGACTATATATGTAACAGTAACTGCAAATGCAGCACCACAATTTAGAGAAACAAGCGTTGGAGGTAATGTAATAAGCTCTTTCACTACATCTAGAAATGAAAACGCAGCAGCAGGAGAGATAACAAAGATATATTTTACAGATACTGAAACTGACACTATAACAATCACATCAGGATCAGATTCAGGTGATTTATTTAGTATAGTTAAGTCACCAACCTACGTAACTATCAATCAGGTAACTGGTTCATTAGATTATGAAACAAAAACAACACATACACTAAGCATTACAGCATCTGATCAACATTTTAGTGATGGAGATGACAACAATTCATTTGTACAGATTCCTATCACTATTAACGTAACAGATAATACACAGCCAACTGTCAATGCTCAAACAGTTACTGGATTAAGTGAGAATAGTGCAGGTAATGCAGCTGCAGGAACAATAACAGCAACTGACCCAGAAGGAGATACCATAGTATTTAAAACAGTTACATTAATTGGTATAGAATTAGATTCATCAGCAATCTCGTTAGGTACATACACTGGGACTAGTGTCTCTGATCCAACAGAAAATGCTTT